GCTGAATAATCTCCGGTATTGGTAGCCGCTGACCGATCTCCGGTATTGGTTGCTGCTGACAGATCTCCGGTATTGGTTGCCGCTGACTGATATCCGGTATTGGTTGCCTTATCATCTTCCCAATCAACTTGCTCTTTTATATATTCAACGCCAGCTTTTATAATTCCGGCAATTCCAATTTCTGCTTTTACGGAAATTTTCTTTCCAACTCTCTTGCTATCATCAGATGATTTCTGGCCATTCTCTTCAAGCTCAACTTCACAATATCTGGAATCTGAAGGTGGATAATAACCGAATACATCCATCGGAAATTCGCAAGCATGGAATCCACAATTACAAATGTCTGCTTTTTCTTCTGTGTATTCTTTTCCAATTTCATACTGGAAATCTCTACACTTTAAATCTTTGTCAAAGCCTTTAAAGCATTTCATTCTTTCTTTTCCTCCTTTGATTTTTCTGCATCAAGCCCAAGCATTCTAAATGCCATTTTCTTTGTGAAATCATAATCGTTCACGCTATTCGCCCAAGCTTCAAATGCCTTTAACCTTCCAACCAGAAGTGCGTATTCCTCATTGGCGTTCTCTGGAATATAATCTGTGCTTTTGGTTTCTCCCATGATTAGTCCTCCTTATCTTTTGCTCCAAATGTTTTAAGCATTTCTTCCAGAAGCGAAACAATCTGAATAATTGCATCTACCTGTTTGAACTTTTCCTTGATTTCTTTGTCAAATTCTTCCTCATTCATAAGACCATGCTCGAAAGAATGTCTAAGCTGCTCTTTTACGTCTTTCTCTTCTCCACCATTTTTTACGAACATCTCTTTAATTTCATGGGTGATAACTGCATACTCTGAAAGAATATCAATCCCTTTACCAGAAATATTAACTAAGCCGTTTTCAAATTTAATCATTGTTTTTCCTCCCTATTTTCTTTTATTATCTCCCTCTGAATGGTATAATGTGTTCAGAAAGGAGGTGTGTTAAAATGTTTCTCAAATTAAAAGTTTCCTGTACTTGTCATTGTGATTACTATATAAGTGAAAGAATAAGTACAGACAAGGTTGTGTGCCCGAATTGCGGAAAGGAACATCCTTATTCTCATAAAATAATTTCAATGCTTCATGCCGCAAATGAGATTGATGATGGCAATGTTCCCGGAGCAGAAACAATAAAAACTTCCGTTATTTCTGAATGGGAAGATGTGACTGAGCGTCAATAACAATCTTCATGTACTCTAAAAAGCCTTTCGCTTCAGTGGCGGACAGACCGCATTCGGCAATTTCGTTTTTTACTTTTTCTACAAGGTCGCTTGCCTTCTGTCCGTTTTTGTGGCGATATAACTGATATATTTTGGAATCATAATCGGATAACCTTTCAGCAACGTAATCATCTGCTAACATTCTTTGTTCACCTCCCCTATTCAATAATTGTAAGATCTTCATCCACCGCAAATGGTTCAGTAACAAATATTCCATCTTCTTTAAAGAGAAGATCAATTTCAACATGTTGCTTATTTGCACACTTCACAACAACTACATTCTCATTTTCTTCTTTGGTATGTGTGAACAAAATATCTGCAATTTCAAAACCTACAAGAGAATGAAAAATTTCTGGATTATCTCCATAAAATTCGTAGCTTTTAATATCTTTCACTGTTTTACCCTCATTTTCTTTCTGAATTAATATCATAATTGCAATCGCGAATCTGCATTTTTGTATTTGTACACGGTTGCCATCCCTTGATGTACTTCACAGCTTCCTCATATCTTAATTTTGGAATGTTGTTTCTTGCGTTTACACCGAAATAAGATTTCACATCTCGATTACATTCTGCGAATACTTTCTTTCCGATTTCTGAATAGGCATTAGATTTCTTTCCGCCCAACGCTTCAATAACCACTAGCGAAACCAGATCCCCAAGATATTTTTGCTGACCGTAGTCAATTGTCATTGTATTTTCAAGTTTTTCGATTCTTTCCTCATGATCTGCTGTGCCCTGGGCAAGAATCTGAATTTGTTCGGCAACCGTCAATGGTTTTCTGTAGGAACCTGTCTTTCGAATTTCTGGGAGAACTTTACTTGTCACCCAGTCTGTAAACCTTTCGGCAGATTCTTTTCTGCTCTGGAAAATCAATTTATACATATTGGGTTCATTTACAAAGTTAGCATTCTGCTTTCTCCCGATACCATCAATGACCTCATTTGTAATGACCCCATCTGCATTTAACCTTGTCTTTGCCTGGCTCGGATTTGAAATTTCTAATGCTTTGCATATATCAATCATGCAAAACCAAGGTTCATTATCAATAGTTATTGTCCGAATATCTCCGAACTCTGGCGAATTAAAAATCTGTAATTCGTTCATTAGTCTCCTTTCTGTGATATAATCTCCTTTAGGAAGGTGTAATCTCTTTTACATAGAGCACATCTACTGGGTTAAATTTCAAACAATATTGCTTTCCAGCGTCATCCCATTCCAAACGTATCAGTTTATCTCTAATGTCTGGTTTCACAATATCATCCGGGAACACACACGGAATTTCGATTGTTTCCCCATTTTTAAATTTGATAATTGTCATCTTCTCCTTATAATCTCTCCTTTCTTGTGTTATACTCACTATAAGAGTGGAGGTGATGATTATTGGTATTTAATGGTTTCTGCGATAAGCAGAACAAAAATTATTCCATTGAAGCTTCTCTCATTAATACTGGATCATTGGATGATTTGACGCCTAATTACACAATAGGTCGAATTAAGTGTAATTATGCAAGCAAAACTGGATGTTGTTCAAATCCGAAACAATGTTCCATTTTAAAAGCTTCAAAATAATTCTGTTTGGCTCTCTGAGATATGGGAGCCTATTCTGTTTGAAATTTCAGCATCCTTGGTGAATCTTTAAACTTGATTCCCTCAATTTCCCCGATACCTTTCTGGTTCACCTGCAACATCTGCAAGTCCGTGGATAAATTTAAAGCATTCAGATCAATGGAAAGAATAGGTTCTGAATCTCCAACTCCCTGTTTCAGCTCAAAGCTTCTTACCCCTTCGAGTTTGTGACCGTCCACAAGGATTTCTGTAAATATTCCACATTCGCCATCTACTTGACGAATTTCAATTTTTGATTTTTTCATGCAATTCCTTTCTTAATAAATTTTCAATTCAATTTAATTGAATCTATTGGGCACAAAAATAAAGTCCATAGGAATCCCAGAAAGTTCACTCATTTTTCTAAGTTGTGATAATGTTGGTTCTGTCTTTCCTTTTTCCCAGTTAACAACTGTACTATTGGAAATACCGAACATTTCAGCCCATTCTTTCTGGTTATATCCAGCGTTCACGCGAACTGCTTCTAATGAAATCTTTGGCATTTGCTCATCTCCTTTCTTAACTGATGGTCTTATTGTAATTCATTTTAATTGAATTGTCAACACTAAAATTCAATTATTTTGAATTTATACTTGAATTTTTTATTAGTATGATGTACAATACAATATGTAAGGAGGAGGAACACCATGATGACAGATGAAGAACAGAAAAAAATCTTTTCAAACAATCTCAACAAGTATATTTCATTAAGTGGCAAACAGCAAAAAGAAGTTGCCGAAGCAGTAGGAACTAACCATTCCACATTTAACATGTGGTGCAAAGGCAATTCAATGCCAGGAACAGGAAAAATCAGAGCATTAGCAGATTATTTCCGAATTGGAATGTCTGACTTAACGGATTTGAAAGAGGAAAAGGAAATTGATGCAGAATATTCAGATGTATCAATGAAAATCGGGCTAACAGATCCACGATTCATGAAAATTATTCTTGAATACGATAAACTGTCGCCCGATAAAAAAGATTTGTTGTGTGATTTCTTTGAAAAGTTTATTTTCTAGGTTCTGAGGGTGGGAATTATCTTCCCGCCCTTTCTTCTTTGTATCCTCTTTTAACAAACCAATAGATAAGATTTAATATCTTTTCACTATGTATCTCTTGTATCATCTCAATAATTTCTTTCTTGTAATCCACGTAAATCCCTCCCAATATTCCAAACTTCTGTTCTTATTTACTAAATTATATCATGTTTTCATAACCATATAATGGGACGGAATCATCTCCACTCAAGTCCTTTCTGGCAAGTTGCTTTTCCTCGATATTATTGCAAATTATGTTTTTTTCAGTATAGATATTGTGATTTTGGTACTTTTCATTCGTTATATATGTAGATAGAAATAAAGGGGCTGGATTCTTGTCAGTGAGGGATTTATAGCGCTCATGGACAACCTGTTTTACCTCTGTTTTTGCAATTGCGATAGTTTTACCCCTCCCAAAGATAATACTACGCTCCGGGCAGAAGTAAACATATTGAGTCAAGAGCACATGCACGAATATCAGTATAAACACAATTATGATTTTTTTATGTTTCTCCATGAATCCATCCCCTTTACACTATCATCTTAATGTATTACAATAACATTGTATCAAAAAATATACAATTACACAGGAAATGGCGAAATTAGCACCTCTGGTGGCGAATTTTACATGAAAAGGGATGATTTGAATGCGAATTGCAATATGTGATGATAACGAAATCCAGATTGGTATATTTATGCATCGGATTAATAATTTTCTCAAACGAAATGGTGATATAAAAGCATTGATTACTCCGTATGATAAAGGACAGCCACTTATTGATGATGTGGCAGATGGCGAATGGTATGATATTGTAGTTTTGGATATCGTTTTGAGAGAAGAAAATGGAATTGAAGTTGCAAAGGAATTGAGATTAAATGGCTATGATGGAAATATTATTTTCTGGACAGCCCACAAAGAGTATGTTTTTGAAGCTCTTGATTTACTCCCAATTCACTATATTATAAAAGGATCTGAAAACGGCAGAATGTATACTGCTTTCAATCATGCTCTGGAACATATCAGCAAAAGCACTCTTATGATAAAAGGAAAAGACTTTATTCATCGGGTGGAATTTCAAAATATCGAATATATTGAGAGTCGAAACAAATACATCATTATCCACTGCACTTGCGGTATTGTTTATACGGAACGATGTAAACTGTCTGATATTGAAGAATTACTGGATTCCAGATTTTTAAGATGCCACCAGAGCTACATAATAAACATGGATGAGGTAAAAGAAATAAACACTTCGTTCCTTATGTTTTCTGGTGATACTGTGCCTATCAGAAGAAAAGACTTTGCAAAAATAAAAAACGAATTTGAAGAATATACAACATTTAAGTAGCTCCCGGGAAAAACCCGGGAGTATTATTATTTCAGTAATTCATTGACTTTTTTCTGCACTTCTGCGTAGTTGTAGCCGGCAGCTTCCAGGCGGTCTCGTCTATCTTGTCCATTTCCCCATTCGCCATTGATTACCTCTTTTGCAACCTTGTCTACACTTTTCTTTGCTGTTACGGAATACACCGCTTTTCCATTCCAGTCAAAAACAGAGTAACCAGCTTTGCAAGCCTTTTTCGCATTTTTCAGTGACTTGTACGCCCCGATCTGGCTCTTGGAATCCTTCCAGGTCTTACGGACACGGTAATACTTATCAACCTTTACAGTCGGCTTTGTGGTTGGCACTGTCACGGTTTCACCGGAAATGAGCTTCTTGAATCTATTCCAGTCACCCTTTCCACGGATAACGGAAGGACAATTCTTAGCGCAAACATCGTAGTGCTGCACTACTCGGCTTGCCGGAATGCCATATTTCTTCATAAGTTGCTTGCACACATCAACGGTATTCTGGAATGCTTTTTCGTAGTTATATCCAGCATTCATGCACATTTCAATTCCAATAGAGTTGTGATTGTTTACAGTTCCAAAAAGCTTACCGCCGTAATTTACTCCAACGTGCCAAGCTCCACGATTATACGGCAAGGCTTGGTATGCTGACTTATCGTCAACGAATACGTGGGCTGAATAGCCATGAAAATTGCCATTATGCTGTGCAGTGGCGTGTGCCTTAGCGTCTGCTGTTTTTGCGATATTATCTGTATTGTGGATGACAATATACAGAGGTGTTTGTCCTGCGTAGCTGTTGTTGTTGCTGATTAATGAGGTATTGATATTCATGTATGTTCTCCTTTCATTATTGAGGTTAAAAAGTGCATAATAAAAAGCACCCCATTTGGAGTGCTCTTTAGCATAAACTCTTTATATAATATATCTCTTATGATTAAATTTCACAGAATCGTGGCTGATTTTAGCATAAATCATTGTGGTATCAATTCTTTATATCTCCAAATATAGCCGTTTGCAGTTTTACGTATTCCTTTGCATACATTATTAATTTCTTTTCTATCTACTTTTGCTTTCTTGGATGCTTCTAACACTGATTCAAATTCAGCTATATAATTCATATCTTCATCAAATTGAATAACTGCTTTTCTCTGATGGTGTATTGTGTGTGCTTCTTTAACAATATTATTTATTACACTATTATTACCTCTTATTTCTTCATACTCTTCTTCATATATCCAAATGTATCCACCAGAAGTTTTTAATTTATGAATACAGTTATAATTAATTCCATTTCTTCTTACACCTGTTGTTTTTGATGCTTTACAAATATTATCGAATCTAGCAATAAAATTCATTTGAAGATCAAGTTGGACTACAGGTCTTGCATTTGGATGTTCAAATTCCTTATTAACCAAACTTAATATTTTCTCTTTATTATAGCGGTTACTCAAGTATTCGTTTTCGTGTAGCCAAATATATCCTCCGGCAGTATAGTATCCTTCTCTATGCTTACACACAAGTGAAATTTTACTTAAATCTATATCGTTTGCTTCACTTGCTTCTTTTATAGAGTCATAGCGGTTTAAGTAATTAAAACTTTTGTCAAACTGAACAACCGGAACCATAAGAGATAAATTTTTAGCGCCTTCACCGCCAGTGCAAATATTATAACCGTATTTAGAATCAGTTGTCTTTAATTCTGAAATTGTTTTAATTTCAAATTTATTTGCTTCTTCTAGGCTTAAATTATCATACAATATTTTTGCTTCGAAATTTTCAATTCCATATTTTTGAATAGCATTATAAAAACGTATGCAATGTTTATATCCTTGCCCCTTTTTACTCCCAGCTCTAATTTTTAATGTTCTGCAAGTCTGACCAACATACTTTTTCCCGTTTATTTTATTGGTATAAACATACACTTTATAATTATTCTTCTTTAAAATTCTTTGTTCCATTTTATTTTCCCTATTATTTTCCATAAAAAATACCCTCCTTTTGTGTTCACAAAGGGAGAGTACTGTGCTATAATAATACTGTACCCTTTGTGGTGCTTGGAGCTGAGTTTTTTGTTTGGTAGACGGGAACTCAGCTCTCTTTTTGCTGTTGTGATATACTGATTATATCATGTATTATCTTTTGCGAATAGAGTTTTGCGATTTTATTTATTTTTCGCTTAACTATTTAAATGGCAATTGTGATTATTTTATTTGTACCCAGTTTCCAATTTGATTACCACCATACACTATACGCACAAAAATATTACTCGCATCAGCTTTAAGTTGTATACGAATCCAATTCACATCAAATGATATGTATGCGGTATCTTCTATTATTCCATACAAAATTCTAAGCCTTTCATTTGTTGTTGTATATTTTGAATTGAAATCTGCAATATTTTTGGTCATTGAGATGTAAAGCCTTGAAGTGTTGCCATTTAAATAGTTAAGCGCCCCGATAACTGTCTTGTTTTCGGTTTCCAATTTACTGATAACCGCCGTTGACATTTTATCAACGACATAATCCCAAAATTTGCTCATCAGTCCGCGCTTATTCGCTCTCGCAGTTGCATCATACAGCATTACTTCGTCATTATCCGCTAACGTATTTTTTGATGTGTATTCAGTCCATTTTGGCATGTTGCTGTCCTCCTTTAATTCAACTGATTTTTATTGATATAGTCTTCAATTGCCTTAATGTTTGCCGAAAGCCCATCGTCAAAAATGAGAAAATTTCCTTTCTCGTTCTGGCTCAAAACCTTTCCACTTTCGGTATCAATCGTTGAGTAGGTAAAGGCGATTCTATCGCCCTCTCCTGTTGACAGTTTCATAAATGATGTAAGCTTTTTAATCACGCTCATAATAATTCTCCTTCCATTTCTGAAATTAATTTTTCTCTTTCCGAGAACATTTCATTCTCAATGTCGTTCAATCGGAAATTAACTTCTCTGTCTTCTTTTCCGGCATTGAAACGGATATACTCTTTGTTCTTCTGTTTAGCTTTCAGTTCCCATGCAAACCGCAATCCTGGGGTTCCCTTTACAACAAAATAGGTATCTGACTTTTCAGATACCCAAGATTGCCCCTCTCCCTCGTTCTGAAGGAACACATAGTATTCAATTGCTGTTTCTGTTGATTCCTGGAATATATCATCAATTGAGATAATTGCTATTCCGTCTTTTCCAATCACTCCACCACCAAAATCTCCCAAAGTCGGAGTTGGTGTCTCGTAACAGTAAAACAGTTGTTCTCCATAGTTTTCTGTTTCTGCTATTATGGATTTTGTGCCGGAAACCTTAAAATCCCCAGATATATTAACTTCTGAGTAAAATTGTGTGCGCCCTAAATAATGCTTTGAGCCGTCTGTAAATCCATTGGTAGTAGTGGTGTTGTGAGGAGTCAAGTTCAGCGAAGTGGCAAATGATGATACAATACCACTTGCGCTATATTTAATGTATTCGCCTGCCGAATTTCGTACAAACATAGAAGGAGCATTATATTCATTTCCTATACTTATTTGCAGAAATCCGTTTTTGTCATTATAAATTCGGTTGTTTTGAATCGTATATCCGCCTATAGTGGCTCCGATTGCCGCAAGCTCCTGTACGGACATTTTTTCTGCTGTAACTGCCTTAGCGTCCAGTTTATCGGTGGTGACCGAATTTGCAGCCAGCGCATTAGCGGCTATACTCAAAGCTTTAATATACTGTCCATTCACATAAAGTTGGTTGTTGTACATGTATATTCCTTGCTTTGCACCGTTATCTGTAAGTAGATTCAAAATGTGCTCACTGCTTACTGCCACCGTAACCTCTGGGCGATATATTCCTAAAGTTCCGCTTGTAAAGCTTCCAAATCCACCCACTGTAAATAGTTGATAGCTAGAAGCTATTGTTGTAACAGTTTGAGAAAATTCATATTTTTTCCAACTTGTTGTAACATCTACATCTCTTAGAACTCTGTTCAAAGAAACTTTTATTTTCATATTTGCAGAAGCTTTGAGCCAGACAGAAACTTGATACGTACCCGGTAGTCTTATGACTGGGTTACTGCTTCTTTTAGCGCTCAAATAACAGTCAGAGCCGTTTGCAGTTATTGCTAAAGCTTCTTCATATTTTCCATTTGGGTTTAATACACTATGATTAATTGTACCGTAAGAATCCCAATATGTTTCCACATCAGATTCCGTAAGTAAGTAACCATTTACAAGGTTATCCGTATCGCTTGGTAATGCATCAATCTTCTTCTGTGCTTCCTCGCTGGCAATACTTGCAATACTCTTATCTCCAAGTGCAAAACTGGAAGCGGCTATTGTTACCGCACCAGTAGTTTTGTCAATGGCAAAAGTGGTCTTTCCATTACTATCAACAACCCTAATTCCCTTAGCTTGCACGTATTCTCCATTTACATAGACATTTCCATTTTCATCCAAGTAAATCCCCTGTGCCTTGCCGCCATTGGTAAGTTTGTTGAAAATATCGGCTTGTGTCTGTCCAGAAACTGCGGTGCTGGCAGAAGAATCTGCAATTTCCTTTACTGTTTTGCCTTGTAAGGAAAAAGTTTTTGGAGCTAGGATGACGTTTCCTTTGCTGTCGATTTCTAAGGTTACGTTCTTGTCATCATTAATGACTTTTAGCCCACGACCATTAATTCTCTCACCGGCAAGCAATCCAGCCAGAATATATTTTGCATTGATATATACTTTTCCGTCCTCGATGTAGATTCCCTGTTCTGTCCCGCCTTTTGTGAGTTTATTGAACACTTCATCCTGTCCAAGACTGGTATCGTAATTATCAATTGCATTTTTGATATCGTCTTTGTCTGCGTACTTGAAGTCAATCCAATCGGATGCAGTAAAGTCACCATTAATACGATTTACAAAAGAAGTTTTGAGAGAAGCCTTTCCTTCACTATTGGTCGTTACCCACAAGTCACCTTCGTAATATGGTGGTGTTGGCTGAATCATGTAAACAGATGATTTACCGTCTATCTTGTCCAACAATTCATTTGGTATGGACTGTGGTTGCCAGATGCCAGATTTGTATATCCACTGGGTGTTATCCGTGGTATTATGCCAAAGATCGCCTTCATGCTCTACCTTCTCAGATTCCCATACCAAAACAATTTCATTCCCGGATTCATCCAGAATCTTGTTTCCGTCAATATCACACCATGGATATTCCTCTGTTTTTGTCCATTTTACAGATGGATCGTTTGGCTGATACCAGGTTTCAATCTTCCCATCAATCTGTGTTTTTAAAGAATTAAGAGAATCTTTAAAAACGCCATTGATAAATAAATCTAAAGAACTATCATCTGTGTATTTTGAAGCTTTTTCCCAATCGGAAGAATCATAAGAACCGCTTGCTCTGGCAACTTTACATCTCATCAAATCACCAGTTTCACCTTGTGTCCATAAGTCCCCAATATCGTAAGGCGGTTCTGGCTGAACTACGAATGCACGCCGCTTATGATCTGCCGTATCTTGCGCTTTTTCTGCGGCGGCAAGTGCTAACGTGATATCGGTATCTTGTACCAATTGCCATTTCCAAGTTGCCCCATCTTGCATAAAACGGTATGCATATCCCTTGGATTTCCAGTAAAACAAGTCACCCTCATGTTTCTTTCGTTCTTCATTTGTAGTCCATCCAGAAGCCGGGATATTCTGCAAGGTTGGTTCATAATCATAAAAAAAAGTCTCAATCTGTCCGTCGATTTGAGACTGTAAATTATTGATATCAGTTGTGTATGTATTGCTTATAAAATTATTTACTTCTGTTTCTGCTTTTTCCTTTGCAATCGCATTAACATCTTTTCCCTTGACTTGGACGGAATCCGCATTAATAACAACTCTTCCTGTTGTTACATCAACCAGGAAAGTTGTGTTTCCATCTTTATCAATAGCCTTAATGGTTCCTGTATTAATCCAGTCAGCATTAACACCTGTAGCAGTAAGAATTCTGGCAATCACATCACCATCAACAGTCATGCCACCATTCCAATGTTGTCCGCCATCTGTAGAAACAGCCCACGCTTCCGCAGTCATTTTCCATACAATATCAGAATCGGACAGCTGTGGCTTGTTATGAAGATAATAGATGTTGCTTCCGTCCGGCTGTGTTTCTACTGTCGTGTATGTTCCAGAAGATTCCGCAAGGCGCTGTGATAATTCTTCCAGTGCCTTTTCTCTGGCGGTACGTTCGTCTTTTAAGTTCTTTTTGTTTTCAGCTTGCACCTGTTGGCTAAGTGTATACTGTTTCTGCTTATTCCTAGATACACTCTTAGCACTGCACTCAAGTTGCTCAAATGCGCCTGGATTCAAAGTAACAGAAGTTAAGAAACTCTTATACTGTTTCCCGTTTCTGTCGGAAATCTCAATGGTGTCACCAGCTTCCCACGCAATATTGGTCAATGCGCCTGTGGTAAATGGTCTGAATTTCAGCCCCACGCACCTGTCTGCGATAATCTGGCAGATTTTCTCGCCAGAGCCCTCTTGAATTAGCTTATTATCACTGATTTCGATAACGTATCCAGATTTCCCCGACTGATATGTTTTCGCTTCGTTTTGAGAAGAATTTTCAACATATTCTGCAACTTTTACGCCTGTTATCTCAATGTCATAGAGCCAAGGAGTAAATCCATTTGTATCAGTGGATGTAATCCCTTTTTGCATGATGGTGATAATCTGTGCACCTGTTGTGTCAAGAATGTCGTTCCCATCAGTATCTTTCCATGGCGTTTCAACCAAATTGTAAAATTTATCCGGTACTTCACGCTCATACCATCCAAGGCAAAGTCTTCCGTATTCGTCACTTTTCGCCCACTGACAGCCCATCTGTGCTACCCATGCAATTACCTGTCTGAAGGTAATACTGCTATCATCTGGTCGATTCTGGATTACCAAGTCATCATTATCAAATCGTGTTGATTGAAGTGTTACTCCGCACACCTCGCAAGCATCCTGGATGATCTGTAATCTGGTTGCTGGGTATGTCAATTTACTATCAGAATAATCACGGTCAAATAATCGCATGGAATCTTCGCAAGTCAAACTGATAATAGCTGTATTCTGGTATGGTGCATCTGTTACTGTCATGGTACAGATACGGATTTTTTCAATGCCAGTAGATAATTCAAGCCCAATATGGCAAACAACTCTCGCTCCGTCCCAGATATAATCTGTGTACTTGCCAGAAAAGTTGTTGATCTGCAATGTCAGCTTATTTACGATAGCTGCGCCGATATCAAAAGAACCGCTTTGCGATACTGCATCCTCAAATTTAAAACCATTAGACCATAAATCTTTGTCGGTAATGGATAATGCGCTTCCATCCGTGAAGGTAAAATCTGCATATTTCAGATAGTTGCGGTTTCCACTATTCTGTTGTTCTTTAAATTCCGTTGATAAATTTCGCATATCTTACCTCTCGATAAAATCAAAACTAAGTCCTTCCATGCGCTCATTGCCTATCCACCAACACTTAAAAGGGGATTCCCTGTCACCAACATAAAATGTTCTGGTTTCGTGCTTGTTTGCAGATAGCAAGTCTGGATATGTGACCTGTATGTACTCTGGATTTACTGCCTGTATAATTTTGCAAGCAGTGTCCCAATCTGGGCCATTCCAACCTACAGACAGCTTTCGCTTCTGTCCAACTCTGTTTTTGTGCATGGTCGTATCATCTGTTCTGCCGGATTCTGATGCCGATATATCCTGTAATCCCCATGTAAAAGAAGAAGGACAGGGCAATGCTACCCCATCCACTTTAAGAAATACTTCTGCCATATATTCACCTACTTTAGCACTCTGATTTCAAATTAGAGTGCTCTCAAGCAATCATTTTAGTTGCTTCACTTTGAACAAATTCTTTAATTTGCTGATATCCCCATCCGCAATTAATAAGGCTGCTTACAAGCATTTCCATATTTTGTACTTTTGCTAAGTCATCACCTGTGAAGAAATCTCTAAGATTTTCTTTTGCTTTTACCCCATAATCACTTTCAAGCTCTTTTGCTGTCTTTCCGAATAAATTACGATAAATCAGATTTGTATAATTCGGATAAGCAAATCTCTTATTTGGACTTTCTGTTATTTTCATCTTAATTGTATCTGTGAGGATATGTCGAATAACAACACCCTTGTCACGTTCAATTTGCCATTGCTGGCGTTCTGTATATAAGCGTTTTAACTCGCTTTCCATCTTGTTGAAGGCTTCAATATACTTAATTTTCCATTGTAAGGCTTTTTCACCAGTAAAGCCCATTACGAGCAAGGAAAAACCATCTCTATCCATTTCGTACATTGGATATTCTTTTCCACGATTCTTATATGTTGTAAGTTGAAAAAATTTGGCGGCTGAATTATCAGCCACGAGATTTTCAATTGATTGTAGAACATTCTTATGTTCTTTCTCAAAAACCTCTGCAACTTTCAGACTTGTTGTAATAAGTTTCTCTTCGTATCTTTTTCCAACGATTTCTACCAGCATAAATTCATATCTCCTTTACGATTTATTTTTTGGCAACAAAAAAGCGCCTACCCCGAGAGGTAAACGCTTTAAAAATTGCTTATTATGATTTTATATTATAGCATACGGCGAAAGTATCATTCAGTATATTATGGTATCATTCTATAATTCCTCCCAACATTCTAATCAATTTCTGTTTGCGGTTATACTTCAAAATCTCGGAAATCTGCCCCATCATATCATCCATTGTCATGTTGCTCTTCATGCTGTTGCAACGCTTACACGCAAGTTGCAGATTCTTAATATCATTGGTGCCGCCACGAGACAACGGCGTAATGTGGTCGATTGTCATTTTCTTGAATTTGACAGGCTTACCGCATATCGCACATTTTCCGTTGCACTTGGCGTACACACTCTTTTTCTGAAAGTCATTGAACTGGATTCTGTTTGCCATACGATCACGCTTTCCCGATTAACTGTTTGGTAAAGAGATACATTCCCTTTAATTTTGACAGGTCTTTCAAATTGATAAGATTTTCAATGATTCTCTGTCTGTACATATACTCGTCCAGAAGCACTAAGCACTCGTTGTTATCTGCGTTCAGTTCGTCGATTGTTTTCTGTAATTCAGCCTTTGTCATTTTATTTTCCTCCTGTGTATCCCTGTAAAAATCTAATTATGCGATTTCTACTCTGTATGCAATCATCATTTCTTTAATCACGCTAACGTAAATATCTTTCAGCCGCTTATTCTGCATAATCACGGACAGTTTGTTGATCTGGTTGGTCTGTGCCTTGGTGCATCCTCTTTCCTCGGCTCTGGAAATCGCATTTCTAAGCTGCTGATCCAATCGGCAACCAGCTCTGTCCGATAATCTGCGGTAGCTTTCGTTTCTGGCGGCGGCATATTTATTCCCGAATGAGTAAGAGAAATCATCGCTCTCGGCAATCTTTGAAATACATCTGTTTACCCACTTCTCTGTTCCAACATCGGAATCTGTTCCCTTAAAGGTATCAATGATGGTTTTCATGTTCTTCTCTTGTTGGTCTGCACGTTCCGCAAGTTTCTTCTGTTCCAGTTCAGTCTTGGCTACTTGTTGAAAAATCTGATTAAACATTTGCAGTTCCGGGGACAATTTAGAATAATCAATTACTTGTTGTTTTACCTTTTCTTCAAGTCTAGTAAAATATTCTCTAGCTTCTTCTGCTTTTTCGCTATTACCTTTTACCGATAACTTCTTTGCAAAATGAGCAGTAAGTTTGTAGTCCTTAGTAGCCTGCCCTCCCCATTCGTCATTAATGACGAATGCCCAATAATCAACGTTTTCCTCTGCAAATTCATTTCCTGTAATGTTGCTCTTGCACCATCTTGAATAATTGCTAGAATCCAATTCTAAAAAGGCATATAACTTTCTTGCAGTAGTCATTCCCTCTTCATCAATGCCAAGTGCGATTTCGATAGGTGTCTGGCTTGCTGTGTTAATTGTGATTTCGTTCATATATAAAAATCCTCCTGTGAAATTTTAATTTTTTATTTGCAAACAGGAGGTATACAGTGTTATAATTTGTATAGCCTCCTATTTGGTGGCAGAAGCATTTAAGAGATTCTTAACTTTGGTCGGTCGGGAATCTCTTATTTTTTATCACTCTGGAACATTTTATCATACTGCATTTCAATCCCAATTCTCACAATTTCAGACCTTGTAGTAGCCTTTTCAAGTGCAACAGCATCCAGTTTTTGAAGAGTTTTCTTGTCTAATCTTGTCCTTAACATATAGTCTTTTGGATTGTCAGTTAATTTTGTTCCGATTTTCATAGCAGCCATTTATATCACCTCTCTTTCTTCGTTGCTACAATCCTATTATAGTGTGTAGCAACAATCCTGTCAACCATTATTTTAACTTTTTTCAAATTTCCTATTCCACTATCCGTTTTGGAGTGGTAAAATACAGATATCATACTGATTTAGGGAGGAAAATGCATATGAAAAAATCCAAAAAGCTACTGGCAATTTTTACCATAATGTTACTGATTGTCTGTATGGCAGTTCCAGTATCGGCGGCCGGTAAAATTAACAAGAAAAAAGCCACTTTGAAAGTCGGTCAGACATTACAATTAAAAGTAACTGGAACAAAAAGAAAAGTAAAATGGACAAGTAGCAAGAAGTCCGTTGCAACGGTATCTTCTAAAGGACGTGTAAAAGCAAAAAAGAAAGGTTCCGCTACAATTACCGCAAAGATTGGTAAAAAGAAATATACCTGTAAAGTTACTGTGAAAAAGGCTTCTAATGGCAATGGCGGTTTTGGTGGAAATCCAAATGCTAACAGCAGTGGTAAAAAGAATGTTGTTAGTTATCATGCAGAATCTACGCCGTATGGAGCTGTGGCAATTCTGGAAAACCATTATGACCATGCAGTTGATCTGACCGTTGAATTTATCTATTATCTGAATGGAACAATGGTCGGAGTTGATAAGGATTATAATTTTGCGTTTGCAGCACATTCAAAATGTGCACTTCAAGGCTGGAATTCTGATAAAACGTGGGATTCTTTTAAAATCAATTTGAATATTAAGAAAGCATCTTCAAGTGTTATAACAAATAACTCGGGAATTCATTATTCAGCCAATTTTGGAAATAGAAATGTAGTGGTAAAAGTAGATAACAATGGACGGAAAAATGCGTTTACCACTATTGCAATTGTATTTTATAAAAATGGTAGGATAGTGGGGTATGATGATCGTAATGCTGATGTAAAAAATCCAGGATCGACAGCTTATCTCGAATTTGATTTTCCATTTGATAGGAATTTCGAGGATATCATACCAGATAAATTTGAAGTATATGTAAATGATTCGTATACATATAGCTGGATGAATTAAGACAAAAGGCTAGGGAGGAATCCCTAGCCTAATCTCTTTTAATACCCTGCTTGCGTAACTCCATACTCTGCTTGTTCAGTAGTAAACTTGTCAAACGTTTCTAGTTGTTGAATTAACCCATCTTTTGAAAAGCTCATTAAATCCAAATAATTTTTCGCAGATTTTTCAGCTTGCCTGTTCCAACTTGCTCCGCAAAAGTCTGCTGCATATTCGGCTTCTTCTTGATTGTATTTATCAAATGTTATTAATTGTCCAACTAATCCATCATAAGAAAATGGCATTAACTCCAAATAATTCCTTGCCGCCTTCAACGCATTTTTCTTTCCAAGCGTGACTTGCGGTATATCTTCGCATTTTGAGATAGAACAGTCATATATATAGTCTTGTGCGGAAATTGCGTCTGGTTTTAAAAATATTCCCTCAACAGTAACATAATCTCCAGCCTGTAGGCTCATTACGCTTGCATTGTTGCTTCTTACCATCATTGCAAACTCATCATATCCAGTATATGTTATTCCGTCATCCATTGCAATTTGCACTCTGTATGCCCCAGATTTATTAATACTATTTATTTGCCACTCTTGGTCTGTTGGAATTTGTATTGTCTGCAATACATATCCATTTACAGCCACTTCATCGCCCATTGAAAAGTCTGGATAATCGTTGATTTTTTTCGAATAAATTTCTTTAACTACGTCTTCGTAATAGTTCTCCGTGTCCTCTGAAGCATCAGAATCTCCAAATCTTTCAGAATGGCTCATTTTATAAGTTTTTAGCTGCAAATCTTCCCATAAATCCTTGCATACAGAAAAAACCGCTTCTGTTTCTTCTTCTGTAGCTGGTTCTATTTGTGCTGTTTCTGTAATTTCTTCCTTCTGTCCGATTTCCCACTTAAACGCCATGACAGGTGTCGCAGTCACCAAACTTGCCATCACGGTTGCCGCAACAATAACTCTTTTCACTTTCTTCATACGTACTACCTCCCAATAATTGATACCCATATTGTACCACCTTGGGACGTATTCCGAAAGTACTATTTCGCTTTTCTATCAATTTCCGCAGTTACGGCAAACAAAAGAGCTTCGGCAAATTTTGCGCCGACCGAATCGGAGTATTTATCGTGAATCCGGCTTGCTTCCATGGTGAGATTTTCCCACTGCGGAATATCGTCCTTTGAGATAAAGGCATACTTCTTGTGGAGGTTCCATATTTCCTGCCAGATGGAAAAGTAAGTCTGTTTAAAGTCCATCAATACCACTTCTCCTTCAGCTGATTAATTGGTGTTCCGGCAACTCCGGCACTTTCTCCGCTATCTGTTGCTTTGAAGTATGCGCCTTGAATTTGAGGGTACATAAACTCAAACATCAAATAATTAGCTGCATCGCAAAGATATTCTGTGTTTCCTGTCTCACGATACTTTTTGATGCACATATCGTGGGATTCCAAGGCGTTTACCAACTTCTCCCCGAAGTTATCCTTTGCTGTACCATATTTGTAAAAACTTACCTCAACCCTATTCTGGCGTAATTCATCGAAACGGTCTGAATATTCTGTCGGAAGTTCTGTTCCTATTTGACTCATATGTTTTAATTCTCCACAATTAATTAATTTCTTTGTTCAAATTTCAATTTTCTTGGCTTATTCCTATATTTTATCTGGTGAGAGATTTTGAAACGGATTTGATTATTTTATCTCAGTAATTCTTTATCAATAATCTGGAAATTTGCCCTGTGGATATAAAGAGCTTTTCCGTCAATCATTAACTTTGTCATTTTAGGTAGATCGTCCGGGATTTTCCAGAACACCTCGTCACCAGAATATGCGGCTATTGGTTGTCCAAGTTGGGATTTAATTACTACAACCCTAGATTTCCCAAAATAATTTTTATAATAATTCACAATCCCGGCTATGTATGCATTCTCTGAAATCTTCCCGGTTGAATGGCTGGTAATATCTTCCTGGGTAAAATCAACCTCTGGCTTCAATCCTTTTTGCTCAAAAATACAAGTATCACCACAACTTTCAATTTCTTTACCGTCTATCAGAATTGTAATAACGGAAGATACGTCATAGCTGGTTGTTTCGTTACCCTCACTATCGTAGCCCTTGGATTTGGTTTTATTCCCGGCAATGTTGATCTTGTCCCCAGTGGTAGTCATAACCTTTTGACCGTAGTTGTCGTAGGTATAGATTGTGTAACTGTTTCCAGAAAGATTTCCTTTCACGTCATTCATGTAATCGTCATTCGCTGCACAGCCTGTTAGCCCTGTGATAACGCAAATACAGATAATGGTTGCCAGTAATACTTTAATTCTTTTCATAGTGTGTCCTCCCTGTCCTCAACTTTCATTAACAAATTTTTCCGTATATAGCCAGACATGAAATGCGAATAATGGTGATCCGTGTACTCACTAAATGAAGTGCCAAAGTATTCATCAATCACTTTCATGTATGTTTCAATCTCAACATTCTGGAAATAATCTGGATTTGGCCCGAATCCAAACTTGTCTAGGATATTATCCAAAGCGTCTTGATTGATTTTTATGTGCGGTTTTCTGGTTCGTTCTTCATACCTCTTGAAGAAATATTTTGATACTACCAAGAATCGGTTGGTTGTGTATGGGCTTGTCGTATATCCTAGTTCTTCAATCCGTACTGAAACCTGGTTCTTGAATGCAGACCAGTTAAAAGATTTACGGTCTATTGGAGTATACTGGATGTTCTCCTCGGTCAACATATTTTTAATATGTTGAGAATTGAACCACTCGTTAGAGTGGTATGCATTTTTCTTTTCTTCTTTTAACTCCGTAGGAGATGTAGTATCTGATATAGTATTTTCTGAATGATAATTTTTGTTAGTATTCTCTGGTAATGCTTCACCCGAACTGTCTTTGTGCATTTCGTCATTTTGTCTATGCCTTTTGTCATTCTGTCCAGATGCACATTGGCTATTTGTCTTTGGGTTTTCCTTTACTATACCATTTAATATGTTTTCAAGAACATCTTCATTTATGGAATACCATTTTGTACGGTCTCTTTGGTCTTTATTATAATTTCCAGTGATAACAATTCCGGAAGAAATTAAACTTTTAAAAGCTCTTTCTATAGTTTTTGTAGACCACCATGGGAAATTATTCTTTTGCCATTCTTCCATCGTGTTAAAAGTCCAATATCTTCCATCATAATAATTTCTTTGCAATTTTTCATTTATTTCAAGCCAGTAATAAATTTGGCGTAAAACAATGGCTTCATTTAGCCCTAATTTTACTGCTAAATCTGGTTTGATGATAACGCTTTCTTTGCTGGATAAAAAAAGATCTGATAATTTACCTTTCATATTAGATAACCTCCTTGTTGGTCGTAGGCACTCTCCGTATTGTGCCAGAATCCTTGATTTATAAAAACAGTGGACAGGCGTATCAAGGTTTACGCTTTTCGGCGGCCAACCTAGCCCACTGGTTTTACCGAAATTAATTAATCAAACATTTTGAATGTTTCCTTGCAAAATTCCTCATAGTCGGTTTTCCCGACCAGTGGCATTTTATTCCTCAGTTTTTCCATGGCTCTAAAAAACTTTCCTTGGTCTTTATTCCAGATTTTACAGAAAACAAGAAGATACTTCTCTTCCTTATGTCCATATTCTTTTCCAAAATTCACCCGAATTTTCTCATTCTTAAAAAGTTGGTCTGCCAGATACTCTTCTGTATCTGCAAAAATGTATTCGCTGCGGAATAAATGCTTTTGGATTAAGATGTAATTTTTATATGACATGATATTCCTCCCTGTGAAAAAGGTTCCATTTTAAATCGAACCTTTCCAGACCTCATTTTAAATGCGGGCTGTCTAAAAATTCAAAATTATGCCGCAATTTTATTAATTCCTTTATTCAGAATAAATTCTTTTATTTCGTTATATCCCCAGCCATATCCGACTAATGCGCTCACAAGCATTTCTGCATTCTGGATTTTCACCAAATCTTCTTCTGAAAAATAATCTCTCATACTTTCTTTTTTTGTGATTCCGAATTCCTCTCTTAGTTGCTTGGCGTTTTTACCAAATATGGACTTGTAAATAACGTCCGTATATGTAGAATAGGCATGTCCGTGCATTCTTTCATTTTCAGAAGATTGCTGGATTGCCTTTGTCAATGCCTGTCTTACTGCTATTCCTTTAGCTCGTTCAAGTTCTGCTGCACGCTGCTTTTTAAAAGCAATTTTTAAGGATTGTTCGCAACCAATAAAATAGTTTCTTGCTTGTTCTCCTCTTTCAGATTTTGATAGCATTGAAAGTTTTTTGGCGAAATGGGCAGTTATCTTATAATCAACAGTTTTATTACCCTCGACATAAATGTCGAACCCCCAATAGTCTTCATTTTCTACCGCAAATGAATTGTCGATAATATTTGTTTTCGCCCATCTTGAAAATTGTCCCTGTGCAAGTCCTAAAAATGAATATAGTTTTCTTGCAGTAGTCATGCCTTCTTCGTCAATCCCAAGTGCAATCTCAATAGGTGTCTGTTCACTTGTTATCAAAACTTCATTTTCCATTCTCCATTCCTCCTTATATTGATGGATAAAATAAAAAGAGCCGCCAAGTAAGATAAAAATTCCTCAAAATCGAGAAATATTAATTTCTTCTTAGCGGCTCAAAAAATCAAGACCGTGTGTACTTCTTCATTGAAAAAATTATACCACACAATCAGTCAAAAATCAATATGCCGGGGATGGATTGAAACGGCTATCCGTATCATTCTGGGCTTTTGTTACAGCTTTTGCAATTTCACTTCCATCCAGAATAATACTGTTCATAATGTACTGCGGATTCTTGTTTCCGCTGTTCATACTCATTGCCATTGCAACGCCCTGCGCTACTGCTTTTGTCATTTCTTCTTTTGTGAGTCCCATGCTTCCGTCTGAACTGGAAACAATGCTGTCTGCAATCTTCTTCATGGTTCGCGGATTTTCCAGCGGAAGAACGGCTTCGGAACCGGCTTCACCGATACCAATTACCTGTGCGCCATTGAAAAGACCACCTTTGGCGTACCATTCCACATTTGAATTCCATCTCCATTTGTGAGTATTACCCTCTTGCCAGTTAGTATAATTCATTTGCAGATGTGGCGTTTTTATATCAACAGATTCTATTCCACGTTTAAAATCATTCATCGCATTTAGCCCAACAGAATAGAGTCCCGAAAAATTTCCATTAATAGTTTTTCTGATTGAAGAAAAAACTCTTGCAACAGACGACATATTATTTTCGGCATAAGTAAGCATTTTTCCAGTTTCCGTGTCAACTTTGCCAGAAGCCTTTTCCCAAATCTGGTTTGTATTGATCAGAACGGAAGACCAATAGCTTTGAATGGTTGTCATAACCTTACCCATTATATCTTTGGTATCGGTGTCCATGGTTCCGAGGGCTGTCGATACAGCACTTGCAGAATTTCCCCAGTTTGTTTTAGAGTTGGTTTCAACATCATCATTCGTGTTCTTTATCTTCGACCAAATGGAAGGCATTGTGCTTTCTGTGCTTTTTTTCATTCCAGCCATTGCCGTGCTTACTGCAGTATTGGCGAGACCAAAGCCAGTTTTTGTCTTAGATGATACGGATTCGGATGCTGTTGCAACTGATTTGCTCATTGTTGATGAAGCTTTCGGAACATCTTCTGAAAAAGCTTTTATAACTTTTCTTGTGTCAATTCCCATCTCTGCCATTTTATCCATCAATGCTTGGAATGCAGCTCTAGCTGTTGCACCAGATGATTCTTGTTGTTGAAGGACAGTACTTAATTCATCAAACTGCGTTGGAGTGATTACTGCTTGATCTGAAAGTCTTTCCAGTGCAGATTTTGCATTGTCAAATTCTGTCCCCATCGTACCGATATATTCATTAATATTGCTTACATGAGAATTTGTGGAGGTATCGGATTCCTCCATTGCTTGTTTTAATGCTTGCTTAAATGTATCAGAAGAAATTCCAAGATTTTCAAGTGATGTTTCTACGGTTTGGAGCTGTTCATCAAAATCAAATGCATTGTCTTTCACATTTTTTAAATCACCGCCAAGTCCGATAAGTTTATCGCCAGATATTCCAGTTTGGTCTTCGATGATTTTCAATGCTTTTCTAACAACTTCAAAATCGTTGAATGCGTCAGCTGTGGAATCTTTAAAGTCCATAGCTTTTTTTACCTGTCCAAGACCTTCCACGACAAATGCAGTCGCACCCAAATTAGTTGCGTATCCCCAAAATCCTTGGAATTGTCCACCAGCTGTTTGTGCGACATCACCGAGATTTTTTATCTTTTCTGCAAGTGTAGTAAACCCGCCATTTCCTGCTGCTTCTGCTTCATCTCCTAAATCTTTTATTGCTTCTTTTGCTCCACTTGTGCCATTTCCAAGGACATCTGCTAATTTTTCAGCAATCATTTTAGCATTTTCTTTGGCAATAATTTTTTCACTAATGTGATCAATAAGGTTCCATGCAAGTTCTCCAATCCCGCTTACTTTAAGAACATTTACAGCAAGAAAGGCTTTTCCAAGAATATCAACGAGACTTCCTACAAGCGGATGGTCTTCTTTTAATCCGTCCACTAATCCGTTAAAGGCACTTGATAAACCACCAAGAATCAACTCAGCCGCAGTACTAAGTATTTCACCCCATGGTAATTCGCCAAGGAATGTTCCAACACCTTGTCCAAATTCATAGAAAGTGTCTTTTGTAAGCGTATTTTTCAACGCCGTACACAGGTGAGATATGAAATCTCCAAGTGCTTGTCCATTTTCTTTCCAGTTTGTTTTTTTCAAGAAAGTAGAAATTCCCTCTGTGATATTATTAGTAAGTTCATCCCAGTTTACAGTTTTGGTAAACGCAGTCAAGCTTCTAAACGCTCCATTTAAAATTCCAGATAAAGAATCTGCAATATCCTTCATGGAAATTTTGGACACAGCGCCATTTAAAGCTTTTCCAAGTGAACTACCAAGCTTATCCCAACCAGTTACACCAGCGCCGTCCTCTTCTGACATACGTTTTACAAATCCAGATAGCATTTTCCAGGAAATCATAAACTTATTTCCAAGCAATTCACCCAGATTAGTCCAGTTGATTTCATCCAGTGCGCCGATTAACCCATCACCAATATTTCTGCCGATTAATCCAAAATCAATACCGCCATCACCAATAAGCTGATTAAGAGTATTTACAGCTGTGTTGATTCCCGTCCCGATAGTTCTTCCAAGCAAGTCAAAATCAAGTCTGGTATTTAATGAATTGAATGCTCTTGTAAATGCGTCTGTAAACTCAGTTATTTTCGGGCCAACATTATTCCAATTAATAACTTCATATATTTTTTGCATTCCGACATTTATCATGTCTGCAATAGTGGAACCTAGTCCCTGCCAGTCTTTATTGATAAATGCTTTTCTGATTTTAGCAGCCCATTTATTAATTGGTGTTTCGTCAACAGTCAAAACTTCATCCAGTGAATCTTGTATTCCAGCAAAACTATCTGCCAAATCTCCAAGCCCAGAACCAAGACTTTTAGATGCAGTTCCAGAATTATCGGAATTATCAGCAAGCTGATTTAATTGGTCGAATGGTAATACAGAAAGTGCCTTTTTCAGTTTCTTAGCAGATGATGTAGCGTCATCAAGCCCGGAGGAGGCATCGTCACCAGCTGTTTCTATACCGCCTAAGTTAGATACAATATCACTAACTCCACTCTGTGAGCCTTTTAGTTTCTTACCCATCAATACATACATGAAGTTACGGAACACATTCGCAGCTTGCATAAGTTTTGACATAAGTGCATTAAGAGCTTGAATAGCAGGAAGAATACCAGCAATCAAACCTTGCCCGATCACTGCGGAAAGTGACTGGAAATTCAGAGTTAGTAAACGAACCTGGTTCGCCCAGGTTCCAGATGTCCTTGCGAAATCTCCTTGCACATCGCCTGTGGCTGACATTAAATAGTTATATCGAAGAGCAACTTTTTCAGCTTGGGACATTGCATTATAAGATGTTGTAATTCCCCTTGAAAGAGCATAAGCCTCCATATTTGCAACGGATAAATTAATACCCAATTGTCTTAAAGGCTCAATTTCCCCGGAAATTCCAGAGCGTATTTTCTGAAAAGCAGTATCTGTATCAATGTTGTAAAATGATGCAATATCCCCGGCTAATCCAGCAAGAGAAATTGACATTTTAGAAGCTGCATCTTGCGCAACACCAGATGATTTCATCATTGCCATCATGGTCCCAGAATATTGCTTTGCCGCCAATTCTGATAATCCAAATTGTTCTTTTGCTGTGGATGCAAATTGATAAGCTTTATCAGACATGCTGCCAAACGCAACATCTACAACGTTTTCAACCTCTGTAATTTGAGAGCCTAAATCAACTGCGCTTCTTCCAAAGTCAACAAGACCTTGGATTGCCTTAAATCCAATTGCAGTTTTAAAGAGTGCGCTCAGATTAAAGGATGCAGTTTTCAGTCCAGAGCTACCGCTTCCAATACGCTGAAACCCACCAATGATAGTTTTTATGCCACCACCAATTTTAGAAGCAGTTTTACTTACAAGATTTCCAAGACTCAATGTACCAGATGATAATTTTGAAAAAGCACTGGATATGGAATTTGTTGCAGTATTCACCTTGCCGCCAGCACTTGCCAACTGCGCCAGTGCTTCCGTCATGCGGATGGTATTCTCACTGATTTTTGGAGCATTTTCCATTACTTTGAAAAACTTCTTTGTTTCTTGCGCCAGATTTTGCAATTGTCCAGCGGTCTGGCTAGTCTTGTTTCCAGCACTTGCCAGTCTTCCGATGGATTGTACAAATAAATTAGTTGGTTCGGAAACATCCCCCACTCTGGACAGCGTTTTTATCACAGATTTTAATTGTTTTCCAAGCCCAGGAAGTGCAACTTCTAACTGTTTTGCCTTATCACCAGCATTTACAAGTTTTTGCAAAGAAGAAACAAAACGGTTGGTGCTGGAAGATACATCTGGGAGATCAGAAAAGCTTTTCATGGAATTTGCAATTTTATCCAAAGTGGTTGTGTCAAAATTATCCGTTTTGACTTCCATTAGCCTTTTGACTGCATTAATTCCTTGGATTACTTTTGAACCACTAAAATCAACAGTATTAAGAACAGACATAGAGTGTGCCACTTTCTGTATACTGTTAATTGTTTGCTGTGCATTTGAAGAATCAACTTTTCCAAGCTTTTCAATAGCTTTTGTTACTGAATTAATATTTTTAGTATCTATTTTGGGTACAGAAATATTCTGTAAACCGCTGATAGACAATAAACCAGACGCAAAATCTTTAAGTGATTTCCCGCTTCCATCCAATGCTGAAAAATTTACACGTGATATGCTGGTGAGTTGCTTTGTAAGACCACCAAGATTAGGTAAGGAAACTCTAACACCATTTAATGTTTTTATGGATGCAGATACTCTTCCTATTTCTCTGGCATAATGGCGCAATCCACCTGTATTCAGATTCTTAAATGAACTGTTTACGTTCAAAAGTTTTCTTGATAAGTTCTCAAGTGACCGAACAGCTTTTGCCGTACTACTTCTAACCTGTAAATCAAGGGTATCAATGGTGTTATCCGCCATTTTCAATTTCCCTCCTTTTTGCATAAAAAAATAAAGGGCAGACAAGACTAATCATCCTGCCTGCCCTCTTCGTTACCTATCTCGTCAAGTTTCGCATTTGCTTGTTTTACAAGAAGCTCAAAGTATCTTTCTTCTTGCTTTAATTCCTCTTCTGTTTTTTCATCATAAATCTTTTCTGGAAGCAATTCTTTTTTATCATCACTTCCAAATGGCTTTTGGGGGTATAAAACCTCGGAAGAAAGTGCACTTGCTATAGCAATTTGAACATACGCACCAGAAACCCAGGATTGATAATCAATCAATTTGCTCTTCTGATTAATTTCATCTTCTTTTTGGTTTCTCCAAGCTTTTAATCGAAGTTGAAACTCTTTTATGGTGCAATGAAGAAAGTCATGCTTGCTCATGCCAATTTTTACCGCTTCTGGATAAAGTTCATCCCAAATTACTTCTCTGTAGTTTTTTTCTGTTGAGTCACTGGTTTCTTCTTGGAAGTCTTGAACGCATCCTCCAGAAACGTCCCGATTCCGGTCAGATTGAAAAAATCGTCTTCCTCCATTTGTTCAATGCAAAGTTCAAGAACACCGTAGAAATTTCCAGTTTCATCACCAGAATGTTCGCGAAGATAACTTGCAAGAAGTCTTTTAGCTGCCGCAATGTTCGGAACTTTCCCATCTCCATCTGGATGATCTCCGTGATGTTCCATGAGTCCGGCATAAAATACTGTAAGTGTAGTCTGTGGAATATTGGAAACTCCGGCTATAATTTTAGAAATATCTTTTTCATCAGATGCCAGTGCGAGTGAAGAAAATAATTCAGCTGTTCCCTTAACACAATCAGCATATAGAGATGCCTCAATTGTGTATTCTAGTTTATAGTCATTTCCACCAATAGTTAATGTTTTATACATGGCCTATCCTCCCAATAATAATTACTCTTCCTCTGTTGGCTTGATCGCGGTATCAGCACCAACATACTCATTGATAGTCAGAGACATGGAAACTGTAAGAAGTCCGTTCTGGTCTCTGGCTGGTTTTGGAATCTTTGTTGGTGGCTCAATTTTGGTAAAAAATGCCTTTTGAAGAGAAGGGAAATACTCTTCATACCACATTGATAAGCCAGATGCCTTTCCAGTTTTGTATGCAGCAATAAGTTTTTCCCACTCATCAATTGTTTCGTCTGTAACGTTTACTGTTACATTGAATGTTCCACCTGTAGAACCACGTCCAGCAATTGTTCTTTCAATTTCGTCTTCCAGTGCAGACGCATCAATCGTCTCTACATCAATGGTAATTTCGTCAGAAGCGTTGATTCTGTGAAGCATTATAAATTTTGTAGGCTTAGTACCAGCCACTGTTTCAACGGCATATCCAGTAAGAGAACCAACTGTAGATACACCAGCAATATTGCCTTTTTCTGCCATTGCTATATCTCCTTTTCTTTCTATCAAACTATAAACTGGCTCTATGACTCTCTTGCACGTAACCCTGTGCCGGGAGATAGCGGATCACCGCCTTTCTACTCTTTTTTTCCTGATTGCTTAATAAGTTGATTTACATAAGTACTTAATCCAGCAACGATAATTCCTTGTGTAATTGCAGTAAACAGCGCCATTGCAGCTTCCTGTGAACCGGAAACTGTAGATGTTGCAAAAACATAAAGACCGCAAATTAACACACCAAGAATTCCTAAAATCATTGGAATAAATTTGTCAGAAATATTCTCTGACTTTTTAATCATTGCCCCGATAAAATAAAGAACTACAACGACAATAAGTAATTCTGGCTTTACATAACTTAAAATCTGATCCATAATCTCACCTCGCTTTCGTTTTAAGCATAAAAAAAGAACGTCTATGCGTTCATTGGTTTCAAAGTAATTTTCCTGTATATATCCGGCTGTATCGGCTCACAAGCTTTTTGATTCCACTGTCACCAAAAAACATAGGTTCCGGGCCATATGTACGACGGAATCCCATGCTCACCATAGCTTTGTGACTTATCTTATCCAATTCATACACTCTGGTTAGTGCTTTGCTCCCAGATGTGAAGCAATTTACTTGAAACGATGGCATTGTTGCGCATTCATCCCCTTCAAGGTCACCTCTTGCAATTGGATTTCCGAGCATATAAAGCTGTGCATATGCTTTTTTGCCAGAAGCATTTGTTTCGCTTCCATCCATGGAATAATTGTCTGCGCCAGTAATCTTAGAAACAGCCGCTCCCCACCTTGAAAAAACTTCCAATACAGGGGATTCTATTGTGTCCGGCATATCTGTCACCTCACAATAAAAAATGCGCCCACCTTTATGGTGAACGCATTGCATGTTATGCTACAATTTAACACTGTAATCATAACATAATTGGTTAGTATCATTCAGTATATTATGGTATCTTCTTTAAGAAGAGAATACCTCTTTGGCAATTTTGCGAACAGCAATAATAACGGCTTGTTCTGCGTGATACATAGGCATGTACGCTCTATTTCCATATGAATGGCGTGTTTCTCCACTTCTTTCGTCCGTATACCACCATCCATAAGGTGAAAACGCATGGGTTTGTCCGGGGTATGTACCTACTCCGTATTCAGAACCAGATGGCAGAGGGTAATTGTTTGAACCATATGTGATACCAGCTGAAAATTCAATGAATAACACTTTATCACCAGACAGCCTAACAGATGCACCTGTAATGTCACCGTTCTTATTATAGATTATCTCGGTGTAGTATGAACCTTTCTCTTCGTCCGGGATGGATTCCATTGTGGTCTGAATTACTTGTAATCCCTCTTCGCACAATCTCTTAACAAAAAGCTCGTTCTTTCTTTGTAAATCTTTCTGGTATGCCTTTAATTCATTAATTGCATTACGAATTGATTTCTGCGATAAGGTACACTTTATCGTCTTACCCATCTTCATTCCCTCTCTTGGAAATTCCGTATCTATCAATATTGCCTTTTTGTGTGTCTAAAATCTTCTTTAGCGTGTAATCTGGCAATACTGTAGGTTCCCCATTTTCATTCAAAATAAGGCTTCCATCCTCGCTTATTTGTGGGATTCTGTCTATCCAAAATATGTCTGCTTCCTGTGGGTGGAAATTTCGATTAAAGCTTGTAATGTACCTGTCATAATCTGGCACTATTCCGGCTGCAATTTCTTCCGGCGTTCCGGCTGTGGATGATACAGAAAAAGAGAATAGAACTGGCTTCTCATAAACTTTAATGCGGTCTAATCCTTTTGTTTTTTCAGTAATTCGTGACCAATATACCTTTTGCTTTTGACGGACTAATCCTCTCATATTTCCTCTCTTTCTTAAATTTGGTTGCTTAACTAAAGCCTTTTTTTAGTTAATTAGTTTATGCAAAAAAGCTCCTTGCTTTATGGACGCTTTATAATCATTTAAGATAAGCTGGTCTGTTAAGTATTTACTAGCATAGTCTCTAGCAGATAACACCTCAATCTCTCCTTTTTTGACTTTTTGTGCGATATACTCAATAAATTTTTTAAAGTTAGATTCTGACAAGTCAGATGTATCACTCATGTTGTGAGCATAAAAGCAAACACCGCATTTATTTAATATAGCCTTTTCAACGTATGCTTTACAGTTGTCTATACTTGCATTTGTTAGGTAGTTAGCGCCCGTTCTATATTGTGTCCTTGACCTTATATAATTCTCACCGTTGATAAAGCAGCGCTGCATTAAAAACCCCAATTCTTTACAAGCTTCAGTAATATATTCCGCACTGTTGTTATCGGGTGTATTGTACATTACAGGATTGAAGATACCCATATTTTCCTTTTGTTTCAGTCCAGCACTAATTGCGGCTTTCCAACTGTCTTTTGTATTTCCTCTATCACCAATAGTACCATATAAAGCCCAATCCCATCCATTTTCCAGCATTTCATCAAATTGATTTCTTGTTAGCCCATCAGAGATATTATAATCACTTGTTTGAGTATCGAGACAAAATGTTGCGTTCAATCCAAGTGGTTTCATGATTTGATATTTTTGCCAACTATCGGAATACCAATCAAATGAAAATATTACAAAAGGTTTTTCAAACTCAGAATATGCTGTAAACGGTAATTTATTAAAATAAAGTTCATAATGCGATTCTACTAATTTTACTCTGTCGCTTTCTGACATATTGTAATAATCTAATGGAGATTCTGTTATATCAAAAAAGCCAATTTTATAAAATCCTGCATTAAATTCTGCATATGCCACTCCGTTAATTTCGGTAAACTTTTTGAAAATATACTCATCTCCATTTTTGGAAAACTCGCACACATTAAATTTGTAACCACTATCTTTTGATACAAGTTTAAATGATGTCGGAATATTCAAAATTTTTGTTTTACCAACAGAAGCAGCATTTGTAATATTAGAAATCGTACCATCGCTATTAATTCCTTGCTGTTCCCACTTAGCATCAAAAGCCCCCATTTTTGCATATCCGTTAGGTAAAGCTTTATCTAAATCTTCCTTTAGCGAATCAATAGCTTCTCCCGTTGCTTTTGCTTCTGCAAGCCCACCTTCTATAGTCAATGTAGTGTCTGGCTGTGATACACTCTGGATGTCCTTAATAGCTTGTTCTTTTGCGGAATTTACATTTTGAACAGCTTCCGCAGATGTGTTTTTAGTAAGCTCCAAAAGCTGATTTATAATATCTTTTTCTTGCTCGCCTATCTGTGGTTGATCAATCTCGATACCCTCTAGCACTGGCACTTCCGCTATTGCGGTATTCCATTCAACACTAATATTTGAATCGGAATCCGTTTTAACAGCACAAACAATAAAACGTACCGTTCCCATATACCTTGCTGCATTTCTTCCAATCAACCAAGAAAAAGTTACATTTTCGCCATCTACAGCTACATCATCACAAATGTATTGGTCTTTGATAGAAACATTAAAATCCACACTGCTTACGTTTTCAAAGTTAATTCTGACTGAAAATTTGGATAAATCAAGATTATCTCCTACAATTTTGGGACATGAAAATTTAATACGTTCTGCATTCTTGTCAGATTGTACCCCACCAACTACGATTGTAGAGGGCACGAAAATAGCCCTTGTCTTAGCGTCAATTGTGCATATATCGGATTCTTCAGAAAGCAAATTAACATCTTCTTTTGTGTTCATAAGTAAATCAAGTGCTGTTGCCATGTTCTACCCCCTCTGTGATACTTTGGTTTTGCCAGTAGTTATAATGTATTTTCCGTTATCTTTTACGCCAGTGACAGATACAGAAAAATAATCCCAAGTAAGGGCTTCCGGTGGAATTTCACATTGATTGTTTTTCAGTATTACTGGGTATTCTTTTTCCATTCTCCAAAATGAAGCAGCTATTTTACATCCGTTCCACTCTTGAGAAAAGATAAACAATGCTTTAAGATATCCAGTCGTGCCCTTTACCAGTCCAGAGAAATCACACTTGGGATCTGGATAAATTCTTTGATTATTTACAATAAATCTTAATACTCTCATGCAATCATCCTTTCCATTCCAACAGGCGAAACGTATGTAAATTGATTTCCCAAAATATCTCTGGCCGTGCCAATCACGAAATGGCTGTAGTCTGCCAGAATATTGCATACAAATTCCTCTGCATCCACCCAATACTGTTTCTTAATCATACGGTGAAGCTCTGGCAGTAAACCATAGCTGAACATCACACAGTGTCCTAGCTCATGGATGAATACACGGTTCAAAAGTTCTCCATTTAGATTGTTTACAATCGAAATTGTCATTGTGGAGTAATCAGATACAGCAAGTGTCCTCTGCCCTGTGCGGTCAATCAAAACATTATCATGGGGGGCAACAAAGCGAACTCTCCATAAGTCCCCATTCATGAAGAATTGTTTCAGCATGGTTTCTCACCATCCTTTCTACGAAAAAAGCCCCTGCCGCATTTACTTGCAGCAAGGGCTTAATTCATTTATTGTTCTAGTTCATCTGCTGAACCAAACGGCTCAGGTCAGTTTTCATCTGCTGTCTGAGCGTTGCATCTGCATCCGACCACATTTCCGTAAGGTTACGAATAATATCTGATGTGTATTCTTTCATGGAATCATCCATTTTTCTCTTGGATTCAGAATCCTTAGAATCATGATAGTGTCTACGATTCTCATCGTATCTATCATAGGATTCGCCATATCTGGACTTCTTCCAATTCATATTCATACCATCATTTTCCATATCACTACAATCTGGATGATATCCCATGCGGTACATATTACGTTCAAACTCCGGATTGTTCAGATACTCGTCCATCCAGTCATCATCTTCCATGTACAGATACGGTCTATAGCCTTTTCTGGTTCCCCTACCTTTTGGAGCGAAACGCCCATTTGAATAGCGGTAACGGTCATATCCCATGCGTCCAAGATACTTTTCTTCCTGTTCGCATTCATCCATAGCTTCCACGATACGATAATCTTTATCAGCGCAAATCGCACACTTTACGGATTCCATACAGTCTTTCAGATCGTCCCAGTCTTGAGCACTGAGATTATCAAATCCATGTGTTTTGGCTTTTTCCATAGCCCATTTTCCCATTTCCATTGCTGTCTTATGCATTCACGATACCTCCCCTCTTCACAGCCTGTACAACATTTTCTGCTGTTGGGGCTGTACCATTGATTGCAGTCAGATTGTTGTTCGGACTACATGCCGGATTTCCTAACATTTTGAACGCTCCACCAGTAGCGCTTGTTGCAACTCTGGTTGCATATTTTGTTCTGGTTCTGACGCCACATGCTGTTACCTGTGCGCAACAACGATTCTCCAATGGATATAAAGTTGTTCCTGTTCCTATCTGAATCATTACTGGGGCGGTAATTGTGGTTGTATTTGGAATGGACTGTGCTAAAACAATGCAGTATTTTTCTCCATTATTGTAGCTTCCTTCCGGGATAGTAACCACAAGATTTCCACCTGTGAATGCAATTGCAGTAGACAGCACAAGGTGATTGCAAAGCTTACAAACATTCTTACATGCCATATTTTTTACCTCTCAATCAATAAGAGGTGAGCCGCAACCCACCTCTTAGAATTAGTCAACCTCTAAGGGTGAGTTCAACAACTTTTGTTACTTTTAAGATAAATAGTCAGGGATATTCATTCTAGGGCTAGAATTTCCAGTTCTGTTCTTTTTACCAAATAAGCACTCTTCCGCACTCCATCCGGCATGTACCCTATACGCAATGGTTTCTTTTCCTATTCCAAGTTCTCTACTCCACTGAGAAATTGTTTTCTTTTTCCCACCGTACTCTAAAAATACGCTTCTTCTTTTGTTGCTGGCTTGTTCAAACCCAGTAATCCAGCAACAATTTTCGGGACAATAATTTCCATTTACGTCTTTTCTCTCAATGGTTAAGTCTTCTTGATATCCATTCGCATAAGCCCATTCTCTAAACGGCCAATATTCTTGCCACTCATCACACAATTTAATTCCACGTCCACCATAGTCTTTATAGTGCGGGTCATTTGGGTTAGTACATCTTGTTTTAATCGAAGACCATTTTTTATATAAAATTCCGGTTGATTCTCCATGACAGTTTCTACTTTGTTTTGAGTAATAACTTCGCAAACATCCGCAAGATGTACTTGTTCCCCTCATTAAATTGTATTGATAGCAATTGACATCATTGCCACAGTCGCAATGACATTGCCAATAATTAGAACGATTTTTCCTGCCTATTTTCTTTACTACGGTCAATTTTCCGAAACGCTTTCCTGCCAAATCTTCCGCTTTTGGGTGTAAACATCCACAACTTTTTGTGTGACCATTTCTTAGTCTAGATGTGTCTACGATCACAATATTGCCACAATCGCATTTGCATTCCCATAACCTATGTTTCCACTTATTGGTTCCTGCGCTAGATTCAACTGTAAGTTTCCCAAATTTTTGACCTATTAAATCTTGATTAACCATGCACCGTTCCTCCTATGATAATTTTATTATATCATAATAACGGTACATATTCAATTTTTAATTTAATTCAATGATAAAATCAGCAACAACCGTTGTTTCCCCCACATCCACAGCTTCCATAATATCCATACAAGTTGCTTGCCGGATATGCAGGAACCGGAAGCGGTGCAGTGCGTCTGAGAATTTCTGCTGTATTTGCGTTCATAGCCGCCTGTAATACCGCATTCTGGTCGGACTGTGAAGCCGCCAGTTTAAGTGCCTGATTCTCTGCTCTGAGGTCTGCTGTCTCTTTCTGGCAAAGATAATCAAGGATTGCTCTTGTGTTGCTATTCTGATTTTCCAGAAGGTCTCTGGTGTTGTTGTTCATTGTGTTCTGGAGAGCACAAGTGTTGGTAGCCAAGTTGTAGTTGATGCCTTGGATTGCTTCTCTTGTTTCGCAGCAACAGTTTGCTAACTGAGACTGTAATGCGTTGGTATTCTGCATACCGGCTACAGTATCAGCATTGATTGCCTGCTGAACGCTGTTGAAGCCTTGAAGCATTCCGACATTCATACCATTAAAGCCACTCTGCATGGTATTGTTAAGAGAATATGTGCTGTCACAGATACCCTGCTGAATACCTCTGATACCATTTTGAATATCATTAAGGGCGAATTCCTCATTAATATCTGAACGGGTAGCCCATCCTTGGAAGCCGGCACCATTTGTACCATTGCCACCCCAGCCACCAAAGCCGCCGAAACCGCCCCAGCCAAAGATAAGCAATATTATAATCCACCATGCCCAGCCACCGCCAAAGCCATAGCCTTCATCTGCACGGTTATTAGAGCCGCTTAATACAGCGACATCGCTTGCTGATAATCCACCATTCATCATAGCGATTACCTCCTTATTGATTTTTGTAATTTATACAAAATCAAAAGACCGCGGCTCTTTTAATTATTGTAGCGAATTTATTTTATTCCAAACTGATTCTTAACCTGCGATAACATATCATCAGGATTAATCCCTTTTTCTTGGCAAAGATTTCTTGCAAGTTTTTCAATTCCTGCATTATCACCTTTTTCCATCATGTTAATTGCATTGTCAATTACAGGATTATTTCCAGACTGTTGTTTCATCATATTGATTATGGCTTGTTGAGGATTCCCTCCACCACGTATCATCTGCATAAGTTGCATTGGATTCATCATCTCTGTTTACCTCCATTCTGCTTGGGTTCCGGTGTTCCCGACATTTGTGTCGGAAACATACTCTTTATTTCGGAAATCTCAGAACAAACATCGTTTCGAAGCTGATTAAACATAGCTTCTATGTCAATCGGTTTTTCTTCTGCCTTTGGTTGCTGTTGTTCTTCCGGATTTATAAGTCGGTAAACAAAAATTCTACTTCTTCCATCTGCCTGTAATTGTTTTCTATATATTTCTGTTCCATCTGTTTTTGGATAATAAACAGGGTTTCCAGACATATCTACGTCTTTTGCCTTTACAGTATCAATGCCATCTACCATCTGCCCTTGTAACATGGGAATTTGTGGTACTTGTGGCATTGGTTGTTGAATTTGTGCCTGTCCGTATGGCATTGCCTGCTGATAACTATTCTGCAATTGTGCTAATCTATCTTGATACGGCTGTATTTGTTGAAATGGTTGCGCAAAATACGGATTACCATACTGCATATCTCAAACCTCCCTTGTTTTTATAACTATATTTTACAATAATAAGAGGTTGATTAACACGCCACGATAACGCCATAAATACGCCACGTTTTATGAATACAAAGAAAAGCCCCGACAATACATCGGGGCGACTTTCATAATTTTCTTCTTTAATTTTCTGTTTATGCGGTCTACTGTTCTTGTGCTGTAGCCCATGATTTCTGAAGCTTCTGCAAGTGTTTTTTCTTCGTAAACACGCAATCTGAATAACTCTTTTTCTCTGGAATCAAATCCAGCTTCACGCAAATAGAAGATTCTTTCATCTTCTGAAAAGTCTTTATAATCATCCATTCCACTGTCCTCCCTGTAGTGGAATCAATATTACACCGGGAAAATGCCTTTAAGGGCAAAGCCTAAAACAATACCGATTATGCCAGTTATGACATAAGCAATAATTTTGTCCTGTAATTTTCCTGGCTTTTCCATGAGTGCTTTTAAATTGTCGTTCATTTCGTCAACTGTATCTTTGATGTGTCCCAGATCGTTGTTGTATAAAGCAATTTTCTGTTCTAACGCATTGATACGATTAAAAAAGCCTTCATCCCTTTTGGAATGCTTTTCTTTCATCTCATGGACGGCACTTTCCAATTCTTGCAAGCGGTGTTCGTTGATACACTCGTGTTCACATCCCATCGCTATTCCTTTCCATCACTCCCATTTTTTAAGATATTGCTTCTACCCACCTAATTTGAAGCACCCCTGCGATACGTGGGAGGATTGACGTATCACGCACACACCATCTTAGAATCCGATAAATGGAAAAACACCATGATTTACATAAATTTCAGTTTCGGAAGTCCAATTTCTGTTTACAGAAGATTCGGAATGTGATCCTTGGAATTCAGCTCCCTGTTTCACCAGAAAGAAAAGAGCCAAATCAAATATGCAATCATAGCAGTTTTCCATATCGGAATTTATTTTCTCATCACTGTAAGATGAAGGATAATTCCTTTTCTTCTTAAATGAACGAATAGCCCTCTTTGCCGAAAGAGGAATCATCCTCGCAGTTTCTGCATCATCTTCAAGATAATTTGTCAAATCCTCTATAAGCTGTTCGTCCATTTAATCACCTACCTTTGCTGAGATAAAATCTCTGATATTATTCCAGCCTTATTAGTTGCTGTCAGGGCATAGTCGTTATCACTTGCGAGCTGTCTTAACTGAGATACAGTCATATTAGACAACTCGCTTTCTGTATACTTATGTATTGATTCATTGTAAACACTTGCTACAGATGGTGACTGGCTGTTTTCATCGAGACTATGCCCGGTTATTCCCCCGCCTTGGTACCGATTACGATACCGCCGTTAGCTTTTGGTGCAACAGGAACAAACATACCGGATGCTTTTGTCCATACTGCAACTGGGTCTGGTGTAGCCCACATGGAAAGAGTAACAAAGGAACGATTCTCTTCCTGGATAAACTGTCTGTATTCAAGCTCTTCTGGAGTTACGCCCCAAAGGCCGGAACCAAAGGAACCATTCGCATTTGCTTCATACAAAGTAAACACATCTTCTTTGAAGTATCTTCCTGTTTTCAGAGTTCCGTCTGCTTTTCTGTAACGATATTTTTCATCACAACGATCAATTGTGAATCCGTACTCCTGCATAAGCAGATTTGTAAGCTCCTGTTTTGTCAGAAGACGTTTGTTTGCAGCTCCAAGAACTGCGGTCTGCATTTCAGTATTGTTCCGCATGTAATTAATCATCTTGAGAGAAGTAAGAGCTTTGTTTACCACATATCCGTTATTTTCTGCAATGGCTACCATCTTCTGGATATCGCCCATGATATCTGCGTCTGGCTTAGACCAATCAGTGAGTGTTACTTTTGCATCAGATGTAACGCCGTAATCAATGCTCATATCCACATGATTTTCCTTAATTTTTACAATACCAGTGGAAAGGAACTGGCCTTTCATTACATTCGCCCTTGCGACTACGCCCTCAAAAAGATTGGCTGCATCGTCAAATACAAATTTTTTGAGATTATTGTCATCTGGAACACCATTTTCGATTGCTTGCTGTAATCGCTCAGACTGATTGATTTTTCTCTTGATGAAAAGTTTCTCGGTCAATACCTTTTCAAAGCCAGGTCTGGAACCGATTTCTGCTTCAGTATCAAGTGCATGAACAAAAGCTACCTCTGGCAGTCGCTGTCCAGCCATAAGTCTGTAATACTCTGCTTTCAGATACTGTGTTTTTGTATCTGGGAAAATGGTACCAAGGATGCCAGGTCTTTTTACATCAAAACTCTGGGAGAAATTAAGTCTCTCTTCCTCTGTGATTGTTTCTAATACATTAAATGGCATTTGTCATACCTCCTTAAAATACTGGGTCTTCTGTGACTACAAAAACAATTCCGGCTTTTTCAAGCTCTGTTTTTGCAGTAGTGTCAACTGTTACTGGAAGTCTCTTTTCGAGAACACGTCCTGCGACAATCACGGAAATTGGTCTCTTGGTATCATCTGTCATATCAACATCTTCAAATACAATTCCGATTGCGCCTGTCGCGTTTGTCTGATATATAGAACCTGCCTTGATAATCTTCTTAGTTCCAACGGTTTCAGCATTTGTCTGTTCTGCTGTATAGGTTTTAAGTACCAGTCCTACCTCTGATTCGAGGATATTAGGTGTGGATTCGTACTGCTCTGTTTTCATAAAAGCCATAATCTAAATCTCCTTTTCTTAAATATTTACTGGGGCATTATCATCTGCCGGTTTATTTTCTGGACACATTCTTGCTGAGTATGCTTTTGCATATTCAGATGCTTCGCTTTTTTTTGTCTCTTTACTGCCGTTAGGTTCGCAACCTGGATTAGGCGTATTTTCAAGAATTTCTTTTTCCCATGTAGATTTGGCAGTTTCAAGAGTGTTTTTATTTTCTTCGGAAACTCCATTGACGAAGCTTTTTGCCATTTCTTCTGGTTTAGACTCAACAGGCATTAATGAAAAGGCTTCGATTACGCTCGCATATGTCGTTTCTGAAAGTCCTGCTTTAGCGAAAATAGAAGCAATTTCGCTTACAAGTGCTCTTTTCTGAGAAGTAGCGAGTGCATTTTCAAGATCAGATATTCTTTTCTCGTTTGCAGCTTTCTCTTTCTGACGCTCCAATTCTGCTTTCTCGGCATCCGTCATGTTCTGCTGTTTTAATTCTTCCAGTTCTGTTTCCAACGCTTTTGCTTTTTCTGCATCTTCTTTTAATTTCTGATTTTTAGCTTTTTCTTTAGCCACATCAGAATTAGATTGATTCAGAAAAGAAGTAATCTGGTCGTCGGTTGCATCTGGAAAAATCTTTTTTACATCTTCTCTTGTCATTGAAATCTCCTGTCACCAATACGCTTTTTTTACGCTGTTCGCTCAGCTCAAGGTGTCTCCCATGATTACGCTATCGGGGTGCATATTTTTTTAATAAAAAAGAGACGATTTTACTCGTCTCTAAATTAACTGTATTGAATTGAACACCGGCAGTTCACAATTTCTTTACTTTCCGCATATAAGCCATCTTTAGCTGATTGGTATATATGACCAAGTATCTTTAGTAATCGCAGTATTAAATATAAAAAATATTTTATTTGATTTATAGTATCTGCATATCAATCCATTTGTGCCACCGAATGATATAGGTGATACACCAATTACTGAATCTGTATAGCTGTCTTGAATTTCTTTAGGCATAAACGAAAACGACTCGTATTCGTTACTAATTCCACACGGAAATAAAATTTGCGAAATCGAACACGTTTTTATGAAATCAATACCCTTTGCATTATTTATTCTGACTCTTGGCTTGACGGTTGAAGATTCGACAATCAAAACAAGAGACGCATTATGGTATGTTTCAAATGTGTTAATCACAGAAGAACCGTTGCCAGAAAATGTGATATGTTTGTTTTCAATCACGTCCGAAATTGGAATTTCATTTGTATTTATTAGCACATAATAGGTATGAACCATTACAAAGGCGTAATTTTCCGTTTTTAGTCCATATCTATATGTATCTGCGTAGAAATATGTTATATTTGCGCCATTGGTATTTGTTCTATCGAGAAATAAAACAGATTCGCTCCAATATTCTTTTGCAAATCTATCAAGCCATCCATGAATATATGTATATTGAGTGTTGCCGTTATTTCTAATTGCAATTTTACAATTTATTACAATAGCAGAATATACAAAATTGTCATTTCCATCAATATCAACTCCAATTTCGCCGCACTTTCCAATATTGTCCACCTGAATATTCAATTTGTTTTCGTAAACGGCAGTTTGTTCGCTTCTGTCGAGATACAACCCAACATTTGGTGCATTTTTCACTCGAACATTAAAATCGTTTCCTATGGACGAAACGATGTGAATCCCATCAGTCAAAAAGTTCCCATTGATGTTCAGGTTATATTTAGACAATCTTGCAGCATCTCTTGTTTTTTTTATATTTACTGTATAGGCATACCCAGGAAAATCACAATTCAGAGTGCTTGAATTTGGCAAAAAAACGTGACCGGTTGTATCTATCAGCCCTGTCGAAATTTTATATTCTTTGGCTCCTAAAAGTATTGGTTTTTTACAATGATTCAGCATTCTTTGAAATGCACCCGAATCATCCACTACACCATCTCCAACCGCACCAAACATTTCTGGCGTAACATAAGAATTACTAAGATATTTGACATTCTCTTTCAGCGAAGCAACGTCCGTCTTGTTCTGCTCGATCTGCTGTGCCTGTTCTGTGGTGGCTCCGGGAAGTACTGGGTTTACCGTCAGATAATCCGTGACAGCACTTTGTATCTTCTCATCACTTACAGTCACATTTTTAAGCATATGTTTTAAAGCACCATAAGCTTTTTCGGAATCAAATCCACGCTCTGTGATATTGGTGATAAGTTTCCATATCTTCTCCTTGCGATCATACTCATAGTATTCTCCCGTATCGGACATAAAACAGGATGCCCCGCCCGAAGCATATTTTGCAATAACATCATTCAGGACAGAAACATCCGCAGATAATCCCTGATATTTTCTTGGTTCTCTCGTATCAACACATTTGATACTCTTGAAGTCTGGAATCACATCTCCCGGTTTATATTCCTGACCGTCAACAATCACTGTATTTAATGCAATTGCCATTATTCTTCTCCTTTCGATGAAAGTATGTAATAGACATTTTGTCGAAATACTCTTTGTACGGTTCAATTCTGCGATTGTTGGATCTGATATTTAATTCATCGTATGATGAAACACTCATTCTGAAACCGCATCCTTGTTAAAGCCATTCAGCAAATCTTGCGCTTTCTGCAGCTCTGAGTCTGGATCTGCCAATTCCGGATAAATAGTTCCGAGATATGGCAAACTCATTTCATATACTTTTTGTGGATCACTAAATAATCCGCAAGTAATCAGCGCAATAAGCGGATGAATTTTATTTTTGAACAGATAATCAAGCGCTTGTGCTTTTACAAGCATATTGTCTGTTGGGTTTCTGGTTATCTTCACATCAAAATCTCTAGTTGAGATATTAACATCATTTGACGTGCCACGGATAATATTCAGAATAATTCTAGCAGATTCCTTTTCGGCTTCCTTGGTGAATGCTTCTACCAATTTTGCATCTCTCTCTGCGAAATCCCATCCATTACGAAGGTATACGGCATTTCCTGTATCTCCTCCGCTATTACTTTGGCGGTTTGGCATTGCTTCCACAATCAGCATATTATTGTAGATATCATCCTTTGCAACCTGGCTTTCTGATTGATTCAGTTCAGCGGTCATCAGTTCAACATCCGACTGACAGCCATTTCCAGTATCTTTAACAGAGATAGCACCAAGTTTTACCATCTTTAAGAATTCGTTTTCGTCTACCTCGCAGTTTTTGAACTTCATAAAGGCTTGTACGAACTGTTCCACGCCATTTAATCTATCAGACTGATATTTGTTGATTGCATCAAATAAGGTGATTGCAATTTCAACATCCGAAAGTCTATCGTGATTATTCGGACATTCAACAATTGGAATGCCGCCAAAACCATTGATGCCGTAGTTGGTTACTTTTCCATTCTTGATTTCAAAAAACTGGTTCTTTGAATAACATAAATAATATTGTTGTTCGTCTTCATCCTTTAAAATTTGAACGGACAGCATTGGTTTCCCGTTTCTCTGCGAATATACAATGTAACAATCACCTGGATATGGGATGAAAATTCTAAATGGAGGTAAATCTCCGTTTTTTGTCCAGTCCTCTTCTTTCAGAATAGCCTTATAAGAAGTTCCTGTTGCACTTTGGTATATTGCTCTCTGGATGTTTCTTGCATCTGCATTGGCTTCATCCAGATAATCATTCAGCAAATCAACTTGCTCATTTATTTTTTTGTCTGCATTTTTCTTTTTACATACATATTGGATTGGTTCCCCGCAAATCTGTCCAGCTTTAAATTTTACAGTTTCAAATGCGTGATTTTCAACCACTCTGTTATTAACTTCTGGTCGGACTATTTTGTTTCGGTATAATATCGGCTGATCGCCTTTCATGTACCGATACAAGTAATCAATCAATGTTCGGTTTCTATTATGTATGCCAATTGTATCTGACACTACTTTTACTACATTTTGTGGAGTGATTCGGTCAACGCCTGTGTAGGCTACTTTTCGCCCGAAATCACCTCGGCATAAATCTACAAAATTCATTGTATTTCTCACGAGCCGAACCATCCTTTCTGCAAAATAAAAAGCACTGGATGTTTTAATCCAATGCTCTACTTTATATTCTACACATATTAAAAGTATTTTTCAGTATACTTCGGTATCATCTTTCGAAACCTTTTATCTTTTTTATTTCTGCTATGGCTTTTAAATGCTTTTTTTTAATGTGAATCTCTGAATAACCCATCTCATCTGCAATGCGAACCAAAGATTTGTACTCAACATAGTGCTTAAATAATATGTCATATAGTAATGGATCTTCAACCTGTTCTATGGTTCGGACTATTTCTTGTCTTTTTTGTAAAAATTCAGATATCATTTCTGAAATCTCTTCTCGCAGATCAAATATCTTCGCAATCATATCTCCCATCGGATCACGTTTTACAGAAGTTTGTACCTTTTCTCCAACAGGAATTGCAGATACACTTGTGGAAAGAGAACTGAGCTGTTCTTCTTCGATAAGCTTATTTTTGATTCTGTTATCATAATTTTCAATCTGGCGTAAATATTGAGCTGTAGTCATCATACTCTATCTCCTTCCCCACATAAAATTTTTGGTTGCTTTTACTTCTGCAAATCTTTTGCCGGCAAGCGTTATTGCAAGCTGCGTAACTCCATCGGCAGCGTCATCATGTTCATTATCACCAATATAGACGAATGTAGTTAATTCATCCATAGCCTTTTGATACTGTTTATCTTGATATTTCGGAGCCAAAAATATAAAATTTTGCTTAACATCCCCGGAATATTGATTTATTTTTTCTTTTTTTGCTTGTTTTGAAGGTGCTTTTGTACTTGTCGTGCTGCAAGCGTATTTATGTTCTTTCAAGCGTTCATTTACATAATAGGCATACATATCTCCACCATTATTCGCTTCAAAATTAATGGATTGAATATTATTACCCATGATTCTTCCAACAACTAATGGCAATGTTCCTTCTTTTGGTGCCGTGCTGAAAATCCAGTCATAAATATACACATCTCCATTTTCGTATTCTGCGCCCACTGGCATTGATAAGCTATCACCGCCACCCCACGCAACATCACAGGCAGAAACATTTTTAACAAATCCACCTTCTGGAAGAACGCCGTTATAATATCTCAATTCGTCAGCTGCAAACACAATTCCTTCACGTAAGAAGGGCTTTTGCTGATATTTGGCTTCCCATTCGTTAGCGTCTAATCTAGCTTTCATATCGACATAATATTTTGTTGAAAATCCAACGCCATACTCATAATCGAAATTCGATTTACCCTCATCATTCAAAGCTGGAATTTTTCTAAACCGATACATTGGATTATCGTGATTTAGCTTCTCGATTTTTCCGAGAGGGTCATATAAATTCCATCTGGTTCCAACCATAAGCTCCCTTGCGCCTTCAATCTTACGGTCAACCATCTTATTCAGATATTCTTGATATGTATTTTCTAATCGGGTGGGGCTTAATGAATGTTGTCTATCTCTTACAAGGTCATCCACATACAAATAACCATCGGAAGAAATATCAACGGCACCTGTCCAAGTACCTTCAATACCACGGCAAGTCATTGTTGCAAATCTATTTGGCTTGTCCAGGTTTATTTCAAAATCATCAGCACTCTGTTTTTGAAGTTTCGACTGTGGAAAAATTTCACTATAGTTGTATTCCTGTGTATTAATGAGATTAAGAAGTTCTCCGTAAAATCCTTTTGCCAGTTTTCCAGAATGACCACCCATGGCACTATGGCTATTTGGTCTTTTACCCATTATCCATGACATAAAGAAAATACACATAGTAGATTTTCCAACACGGCTTGGGAGTGATAAGCCGTAAAACTCTATCTTTCTTTCTTCCAAATCTTGTAGGTCTTTGGCTACCACATGTAGTGTTTTTTTTCGTGGAATATAAAATTTCTTGCTGTCCGGTCTATTTTTCTCCATATAAAGCAAGTAACTTTCAAATAAATGTGGTGCTTCCAGTAGCAAATACTGCCAATAGATATCGTCAAAATTACCACTTCCAGTTAATGCAGCACACTTCTCTGCTATGTTATGTGAGTATTGACTTACTTTCATAGCCATTTTCCGTGCTTCTTGATTCTCGTTGAAAGGAAGGTCAATATTCATATTTAAGAGCAAATCAAGGCAATCTTTTTGATTTTGATAGATTGTCATGTCACTACTGATAATCTGATTTAGGACTGTCCGATACCATTCGAGCGAGCCTTCTGTAATTTTTCCCATAAAAATAGAGCCAGACCTCCTTTCTTTTTAGGATTTAGTCTGGCTCTCATGTGGCTCTCTTGACTGGTTTACTTATTATTCAGCATTCTCATCAGCTGTCATATCTCTTGTATCTACGATTGTAGAAGTGTTACCTCCTTGAATCTTTGGTACTTCACCATTCCATTTATCAATTTTCTGTTTTTCAATCAGTTCGGGAGTAAGAGATTCTGCGATTTTTCTATTTGCTTCTGCTTCAGCTTCTGCTTTAATCTTAATAGCTTCAGCTTTACCTTCTGCATCAATTTTGGCCTGTTCCGCTTGGATAGATGCTTTCTCCTTTTCCTGTTCAGCAGCAATCAGTGCAACTTCTTTATCTTTATCAGCTTGTACTTTTGCTGTTTTAGCTTCAATGTTAGCAAGTTCAAGCTCCTGTTGAGCGTTCACTTTCTTCTGAATTGCAGCCTGTGTTTCATCATCAGTGGAAATGGAAGTAAAGTTTACTGTATCAATAATAATTCCGTATGGCTCAAACTTCTGCTTAAGATATTCGTCAAGTGCTTCATTCAGTTCCTGGCGTTTATCACCGAAAACATCTGTTACTGGATACTTTGCTGTTACTTCCTGCGTCCACGCTTTCATCTTAGGCTTGATAAAGGTGTTTTTTACGGATTCTCCTGATTGACCTTTGAACTGAGTAAACACATCGGTAACTCTATTTTGATCGAATTTATAAGAAAATTCAAGGTCAACTTGAAGCGATTTACCATCTGCTGTTGGTGTCTTGAAGCTTTCATCTTTTGGAGAATCGCCCTTATCCTCAGATGTAAGATAAGACTGCTCGATTCCAACGGAATACAGTGAAGTTTTTACTGTAGGTGAAATCAAATGCCATCCTTGTGTAAGTACATTCTTAGAGATTCCTCCGTTCATTTTGTACTCTACCGCAATGTAACCAGCCGGAACTCTCACACTGCACTTTGCAACACATATAAGTCCTGCAATGATTACAACAGCTAATCCAATTCCACCTAAAAGTCCTTTTTTCATTTATTATCCTCCTCTTTTTGACTTTCGTCTTTATTTAACTCATCAATAGCATTTCTGCCAATGTGGTTCAATAATTTACCTAGTGGCTGAAATAATTTGTAAAGCAGGAACCATACTACTGCCGCTCCGCATACCACTAGAAATATAAATACTGGGTTCATTCAATCACCTAACCTTCTGCAAATTTCAATAAAATCTGGCTTACTAAGTTCTTTCAGCTTGTTAGCATATTTTGGAAATTCATGTGTATATATCGGATGACCTAAAAGTTTTTCTGCGTATTCGTATGCAAGTTTTCGGTCATCCCCTGTAAGCATACAAATTCCTGTGTAGGTTTCAACTACTACCGCTTCTTGTTTTGTCATACATATCCTTTCTTGATAAAATCATCTTTTTAATTCCGTAAAAATATTTTCAATTACTTTCCATTCTGCGAATACTGCCATAAACAGTAATGGTACTGCAGAAAATCCCCAATGATTTTCAATCATCATTTGTATTGTAGCTATTAAATAATCTGCTACCCATTTGGATATTATGAAATTCGCAATTATCCAACATATTTTTCTGATTTTGTTCATTTGCTCACCATCTTTCTTTTTGATTTCAAGTATTTTCTGTATTTGCGACTGTATTTACGAAGAATTAAATCAAGCATAATGCTATTTGTCTGTTCTACGTTTTCTGACATAGTTGTGAGATATGGATAATCTTCTCTATCATCTACTAATGTCTTGAAGATCAAGTCTAAAGCAAACTGAGCACTGACAGGTGGGTCGCACAGTTCAAAGTCTTTATCCTTGTACCACTCATCAATCTTATTTTGGAATCCATCAAAGGATATTTCTTCGTTCCATATCATACATTCACCTCAAACTCTTTCTTGCAATTACTACCCTTACATTTCAGTTTCAAGTGCTGAATCTTCGTGTTTGGGCTAATCAGAAGCGCTTTCTTCTGGCAAAAAGGACAACAGGCGTATTTCGTTCCGTTAATATTCCGTATCAATGCCTGTCCATTCCACGGCTCGGGTGGGTTCATGTATTCAGAAAAATCTATCCCTTCGGATTCTAATGCTGATTTAATGCTCATTAAAAATCTCCTTAAATTTCTTCCTATTAAAACCATTGTATTGGTTTCCCCAATACGGATATTGCTCTAAGCATTTTCTCATATAATCGCATGGATGTGCTTTTGCAAAGTCAACAATTTCTTTGGCAGGTGCCTGCTGTACTTGTGTTCTCCATTCTGGACAACCTTTTGTTTTTTCTTGATCCATTAATTTTCCTCCGTTTCAGAATGCCATGCATTTTTCGGAAATTATTCTGGTTTATTCGATTTAGGGCAACTAGTGTCCAAAATAGTTCATTACTTAATTTAAATTCAAGTTCAATACTTAACGGCTTTCCTATGCTACAAAGTGTGCCATCCTCATTTTTGTGAAGAATACCACCTTCGATAACAGCACCATCCGAAATTGAAATCTCTGGTATTGTTTCAATAACTTTTCCATTACATGTAAAGAAATGCTTTAATTCTTCCTTTTCACCCATATCAGCACATCCCTTTGTTTTTCCTTAAATTAGCGTATCGGTCAACCAATGTGTCAACAGTAACAGTTAACTCGTTGATTCTAATACAGTCATCCTGGTGGCGTTGTTCATACCATTCTATAGATGGATGACCAGTATCTACATTTTCAATTCCATCAATCGGAATCTTCCAGTTATCATTTTCAAGAAGCTTTTGGTTAAGTGTCTCCGATAAAGCTTTATAGTCCAGGATTATATGCTGTTTTTTCTCGCATTCATCAGCCAAACGAACAACTTCATTTTTCAACTGTTCTTCTGTCCAGTTTGCCATATCCTCAAATTTCATATTTACCACCTCTGTCTTCGAAAATTGTCTCTTCCAAGCATAAATTTTTCGGCTGAAAAATTATCCTCTACATCAATATGTGCTTCACGGTCTTGCACCTCATATCCGTTTGGTGTTAATTCAAGTTTTGCAGTATATTCAGCGCCGCAATTGGTGCATTGCCATGTCACATTTAAAAAGAGTCCTTTTTCTATAAAAGGGTTTGTGAAATCGGCATTTTCACATTTCAATATTCCACCGCAAACAGGGCAATTGCGTTTATCAAGTAAATTTAGCATTCAAATTCCCTCCTCTCCCTGTGCTTCATTTGGCACTCGATCATCTTTGCTACATTTTCACGTTCCTGTTTTATTCCATGTCCCTGTCGGAATAACTCACATTCAAGAATATTTCCGCAGTGTGAGCATTCATCTTTTATTTCTTTCCCGTATACCTCAATCATTTTCATCACCACAGTAAATCAGTAAGTAATTTGCAAGTTTTCTAAGATCATTTTTCCCATACAGACGAATTCCAGCTTTCAATCCTCTGTCAATCAGCCAATCAGCTAACTTTATTGGTTGTGTAGGTGGTTCATCTTTGGATTTTTCTATCTTAAAATCATCGATTAAACCACCTCTATTTATAAGTTCAGAAAGTTCGCTCATCGGTACTATGCCTCCTTGTTTTCCATCTTCTTTTCCCTCCCAAAACTCACAATAAAACTCTGATCCCGTAAAGTCTGCACAATATTTACTATCACCATTGAAACAAACACATGTGAAGTCATCATGTTTTCTGCAATTCTTACAACATTTTTCTTTCATAAATTACCTCGATTTAGAAAAATCCAGTGTGCCGACTTGAACGGCATAAACCTCCCAACGAGAAACACTGGAACTTTAAGGGGGAAAATGCAACTTCTGGCAATAGCAATTTGCCAGATAGAAAATGGGTGGGCTTGAACCACCGACCTCACTTTTGTTGTGCACTCTTCCAACTGAGCTACATTTTCTATATACTCATAGTAGATGAAGTTGAAAAGGGAAGATTCGAACTCCCATGTACATCCCATGTCCAAAGACACATACTCACCCATTACGATGTACTATCCTCTGCGTCTGCCTTTCTATTGTATAGGGTTCATCACCGTCCGCCGGGATAGGATTTGCACCTATCAGACTGCTAGCATCAACGGTCATCTAAGTTGTGGGTTTCAACCTGGTCTACCACAATAGAGTTTACCTATTCCTCCGCCAATGCGGAATCGGAAAGAATGGATTCGAACCATTAAGACCTAGTCTACGACCAGGCCGTTCCCAGTTACTTGCACTTTCCGAATAACCCGGAAGAACCGGGTTAGCAATAGGTTTATCGTGTTATGCTTTCCACTATCTACAAGTTTTAGTGCTGTAGATTCACTGGATATTTTTATGCGTCTTTGGACAGTATCTCTTGAAAACTCCTTTTATTAACGTGCGCTGCGTTAATGCTTTTAACTCTGAGATATACCAGCCGGGAAATCAGATCCATTTAGGCTACGCCGTATCGCACCTAAATTTACCTAATCCGCACACTCAACTGGAAGTTTTTTCCACCCATATTACGGATGAATGGCATTTAGAAGAAATGGAAGCTCTGGGATTCGAACCCAGGACTTACGGCTTATGAGGCCGTTGCTCTTACCGCTGAACTAAGCTTCCTGAGATACCAGAAATAAGCCCGCCATAGATTTATTTCTGGCACTGTTGCAGTTCTTGACCGCCAACCGCAACAAAGGTTTTCTGAAACGCTTTTAGATTTCAGAAGGTCTTCCGGGACATTTGAAGCCCCTTTAATCAGCCCCGTTGGGCTAGAAGACCGGAGTAAAAAGTGTTTCAAAAAGAACACTTGCGGAATTAACAAAACCGCAAACTGGGCTAGCTGGATTCGAACCAGCGAATACAGCAGTCAAAGTGCTGTGCCTTTCCGCTTGGCAATAGCCCATCAACCCCGGCGCACCATTAAGACCGGGGAAGTCGTGATATTAAGCTAAACAAGTATATAAATTTTCCGCTCTTACCGATTACTCTTTTCCAGGATAGGAATTTTCTTTTCAAAATATTTAATAATTCCTGGCTTATTCATCAATAAGAGCTTCCGCTACTCTGGATGCCTCGACTTATCGCTTTCGTAGGCATTCCCGAGCCTACATGGATTAAGTCGAAGCAGCGCTTTTATGAATTTAACCCTTTCGATTAACTCAATCGGGATAATTCCAATTGGAATTGGTAAATACATTTGTCACCTCGCGCAAATTAAGAAAATATTCAGTGCAAAACATATTTCTAAACAAATACAGAATAAAATCTGTATTACGCTTGTCTTTCCTTCTTCGTCCAGTATGGCTAAAGTACCGGCAAGAACCAGAACGAAAAATGCAAGATTTACAGCTGTTCCGATTACATTAAGTGCATTCATTTTCTTTTTCCTCCCCAATTAAGAAGTCCAGAATTTTTTCTGCAATCTCTTCCTCTGGCTCAAATGGCATTCCACAGTAATTGTATGATTCTAAAGCCGATTTTAGGCTTGATTTGAAGCCATTGTAAATTTCTCCGTGTTGTAGTAATTCGTGCCTTAAAACTGAAATTGCATCAGCAATTGATTGAGAAGTGACACTAATTTGTGCCAAGCACTCCATCTCAATGTCTGGAACAGCCATCATTTCAAACTCAAATACCGGAATTTCGTCTACGGCTACATGAAAATCTATTGATCTCACTCTCGGAACTTCATTTCCATCAATGAAACATTCTATTCCAAACCGGTCATATGGGCTTGGGTTTTTGATTTTTACGACACTCATCCTTCTTCCGCCTCCCCGAAATATTTCTTGTAAAGCTTATGGTTGTAATACCACAGATGTTGCATCACAAAAATTTTATCAATACATTCCAAACCATAATACATCACTCTGTACTCGGCGGTTCTGTCTCCATTTTTATCAGCGCTATAACCAGCTAATTTAGATTTTGATTTTGCGCCAAACCATCTACCGTTCTTTGTAACAAACAAAGAAAGATTACCGTATTCGCAAACATATGTGGCAGTTTGAGTATCATACAATCTGCCATCAGTTAATATTGCTTTTGCGTGAATTGGCTTTACAAGTTTCCGAATTGCCGGGGATTCCTTTCCAACATTTTCATATGCTTGGTTTGTTTCGGAAACGCCTTTTTTATTTTTTTGAGAAAAATTTAAGCACGTCTTTTCCTCCCAAAATATTCATCAACTGCCTGTCTTACAATGTCCGATACGCTCCTGTCCGTCCGGTTCTTCTCTTCCAGGAGTCTTTTTTTCTGTTTTTCGGAAAATCGGATGCGGATGGATTCGGATTGTGGGTTTGGTTTCATAAGCACTTACCTCAACTTACAATTTCAATTGGATATCCTAAATATGCTTCCAACTCTGAAACAGTCAGTTTACGTGGTTTCTTTATTTCAACATCAACACGCTGTATGATGTTGTCTGTTGTCTTTGCGATTGCCTTTCCAGTATAACTTTCAAGCTCTTCGTTTGCATATACATTCAAATGTTCATATCCATATGCTCGGCACCATCTTGCAGCTGAATCAACAATTTTTCTTAGTTCTTCTTGCTCATCACCAAATAACTCCGAATATCTAACCGCTTTGTTGAAATCACTCGAACTTACTTCATAAGGAGCCACAACATGTTTATATGGACTTCCAATAAAATGAAAGTATCTATGTGATTCCATTGCTTTTTGGCCTTTTGGCAAGTTGAATCCTTGAGCTATTGCTTTTTTAAGCAACTGTTCTGATTCAACATTGTTTTCTGTAACAATGCATTTGTTTGTAAAATCAATCATCTTTATCCCCCTCTAAAAGTTTATATAGCGTGCTTCTTGAAACTCCCATAATCTCGGCAAATTGTACCTTTGTTATTTCCCCTCTTTGCCAGCTACGTTTAGTTTCTTTGAAAAGTTCCTTATCTATCTCTTTTTTGGCACGGCCTTTGTATTTGCCCTGGGCTTTTGCAATTGCAATACCTTCTTTTTGACGCTGCCGAATATTTTCTCTTTCTCTTTGTGCTACATATGAGAGAAGCTGCAAAACTATGTCTGCGATCAGCGTTCCTGTCAAGTCTTTGTTCTGCGTAGTATTAAGCAACGGCATATCCTGTACAATAATATCCGCTTCAATCTCTTTTGTGATTTTTCTCCATTCAGCAATAATCTCTTCGTAGTTTCTTCCAAGTCGATCAATCGAATGGATTACCAGAATGTCACCTTTTTGAAGAGAAGCAATCATTTTCTGATACTCTGGGCGATTGAAGTCTTTCCCAGATTTTTTATCCATATAAATTTTCTCAACACCATCTGCTTTCATTGCTTCAATCTGTCTCGCTTCGTTCTGATCTGCTGTTGAAACTCTTACATATCCTACTTTCATATATACACGCTCCTGTTTCTTTATAAAACAATTATACACTATAATGTGTGTGCTTTCAATAGCTTTTTACACGTTTAAGTGAATTTTAATTGATTTTTATAACATTTGCGTTTATTATGTGAGTAGGAGGTGTTTATATGGTATCTCAAAAAATTAAGCAAATAATGAAAATGAAAAAAATTACAAATATTCAAGTTGCTGAACATCTTGGAACTTCACCACAAGCACTAGCTAACAAGTTTTCCAGAGAAACGCTTTCTGCATATGAGCTTATAGCCATCCTTGACTTTCTTGGTTGTCAAATTTCTGTTGAAGCATTTCCAGATATCATAGTAAAATTTAATAGCAATGATCTGAAAAGAGAGCCTTAATGGTTCTCTTTTTTTATGGGAGGCTGCACTTTAGGGTGTCCTCCTTATCTGTGTGACTTCCTTTCTAAATCAAATAACTCATTATCAAGTCTCTAATAATTTGTGAAATACTTTTTCCAGATCGAAGAGATTCCTTTTCAAGAAGCATTCTCATATCATCATTTACTCGAACTCTTATTGAATCTCCCTTAGGGTCTGTAGTTGGTCTCCCTTTTGTCATATCATCATTCCTTATATATGTAGGACAAAACACAATAGGTTCTTTATTCGGGCTACTCATTCAGCCTGTATAGAGTTTTATATATACCCCCTCCCGGTCATCCAGTGCGGACGCTGGCAAGTCAGCCCACCGCCCCATGGGACCCGCTGCCCTTGCCTGGTCGCTGTTTATCGCAGGCCTTCGGCAGTAATCAAGGGAATGCTATGCAAAATCTATTGTAATATTGCACAAAAAACAGTGTTTTATAAAATGTCTTTTTAGGGTGTACCCTATTTAAACATTACGTATCACTAGATATAGAATCCGTTTTCTCGCAATCACAACATATAGTATTTTTACTGCTATAACTCCGGCTTTTCCATCTCTGGAAGCTGTAAAGCGGCTTTGTGCTTCTCTGCGATCTGCTGCGCGGTCTGCTGTGGTACGCCGTACTGTTGTGTTGCTTGTACTGGTGCCGTTTCTGCCATGCCATAGGCTGCTTTTGCAACAAATATCAAATTCGCATTTGTTCCGGTCTGGTTATGCAGTCTATTAATTGCACAGTTTTTGCAAATATCAAACCATTTTTTAGCCGTGTTACCATGCGCTGAGTTTGTTCTATACTCCCCATTCATCCAATCAGTAAACGTTGTACGATTAATCCCAACTAAAAAGCTAAATACTTCTAACGTTGGTAATACATGATATTTACTGCATAATCTCACATAAGTATTAAACATTTTATCTAATAGCTCTATATTGTCATTACTTGGCTTTTGTATATGGTCTGCAATATAGAAAATCATATCTACAAAGCTATCTGATACCTCTTTCTTATAGTTTTCGTTATCTGGTGATATACATAATACAGTATTTATATATTCATCAGCATATATATTAATATTATCTAAATAGATATCTACATCTTGTATATTTACCGTATTATCTTTCATATTATCACCTCACTTTAACACGTTAATTTGTAAATAAAAAAAGAGAATGTCACCGGGTAAAGCTTATTCCCGGAAAATTTCCGGGTGTTCGGGTACATTCTCTAAAACTCAAAATAAAATATTCTGTTTTCTTTGTTGCTGATACCTTAGCACAGTTTTTAATATCTTGTCAAATTTAATTTTGCATAAAATAAAACCCATTATTTTGTCAATAATTAATAAATAATAATTAGGGTATTATATTATAATCTTTATTTATATTTATATCTTATATATTATTATACGGTACTGTATAGCATATCTTTTAATAAACTCCAGCTTTAGGAATCTAGGAAGGGCAGAGAATAATTATATAATTATATATAATATAAGGGCGGCTACATTTTCGCAGATTTGCATAATAAAAGCCAGACCTTCCAGGAGTTTCTATCCGGCGTGATCTGGCTTGTTATGCGTGTTGTTTAATTAACGATTCTGTGTACTTTCAGCCTCTGCCCTTCCTGAGTTCCGTCAGCTCTCGTTATCTGATAGCCTAAAGAAGTTTTAGAAAAATGTCAAGCGGTATTTTAAAAATATTTTTCTTGACAATTTGCCAAAAGCTGTGTTATTAAAATATTAACAGGCTCGGCGGCGGTCTGTACTCTGTCCATAGCCGCCACAAATAAGCATATTAAAAGCCCCTGGATAATTTCCTAGGGCTTTATTTTTATTCTTCCTCTTCTTCCTCTTCTTCCTCTAACCATATTTGACACTGCTTGCCGTCCTCTTCGTAGCTGATAGCTTCACCAGCTTCCAGGCGTTCCCGCCAGTCCTCCGGGTAATTCTCCGGTCTGTAAATACAGTTTCCCGGAAGGAATTGATTTCCGCGCATTTCATTTATTTTCATATTTTCCCTCCTGTCCGCCCTCCTGGGGCTGTGTGGTTGTTTTTCTTTAACTGTCTTTATTATACATTATTTATTAATGTATGTCAATATCTTTTCTTCAAAATCTTTTGTGGTTTCATCTGGCAGATATTCCAATAAATAACCGGGTTGGCATTCCAATATAGTACATATTTTATTTAGTGTATCTTGCGTGACAAGTCGATCATTGCGCAGCTGTTGCAGCTGGCTTTCTGTAAATATCTTATTTTTCCTTATTAAATAGGTTGTGATTCCCTTTTCTGCCATCATATCAATTATATTGCGTTTATATTTAATCATTCTAACACCACCTCGCAGTACTTTATTCTTCTATTATAATAACATTTTTATACATTATTTTTCAATGTACAACATGCACAAAAACTGTTTTCGGTATGCTCTTTAATTTAGTGTATAATGTCAATAGACATACATTATATTTTAGTGTATTATATAACCATCAACAGAGAACACAAGAAACAAACAACCGGAACTGCCCGAACCACTCAACACAATGAGGACATAAGGAACCGAATCCGATTAATTGAAAAATTCTAGTTCCTAGACAAAATAAAAAAAGCCCGGCGATCTTCCAAACCAAACCGGGCACCAAACTAAAAAGAAAGGTAACCCCATTATAACAGGGGCGAAGGTAAAAAACAATGAAAAAAATTGAAACATTAGTAATTAGAGGTCGTAGATGGTTTCAGAAATTATATGGAAATACTTACCACACAGTAACGGTTGTTGTAAATGGCCGTGCTTTAAAAAGTAGCATTCAGTATGGCTATGGAAATCAGTATCTTGTTACCGCCGTTGATCTTCTCCGTGAAAATGGTTATGATATCCAGGAAAATAATATTGAAGCATTGAGAAGCTTAAAAGAGCTTTGTAAAAATGATTATGAAGTTGTTGGCGTTCCAAGAAAAAAAGATTTGTAGGAGGTTCACACATGGCAACAATAATTAATTTTCCAGTTAAAAATACAAAAGGTTATGAAAATCTTGTAAAGTTTTTTGCAGTATGCAGAAGCGTTGAAAGCTGTGACTTCTATCTTGGAACAGCAGAATACATGGAAAAACATGGACAAATAAAAGAAAATGAATTTCTGACGCTCCGCAGAATCGGAAGGACGAAACGCCAGGAGCTGGCGAATCCTATAAAAACGCCACAAATCGCAAAAAAGCCAGGTGTTTACAATTATACACCGGAAATGGGCGAGCAAAAGCCGGAAGGCGTACAGATTGAAGCACGCAGCTCTTATTATGGGAATCACTGGTTTTTATATACTGAATTAGAATTAAATGGGCGCGGTATTACCTTAATAGAAACAAAAAACGGTATTTACTGTTACAAAGTAACAAACAGGGCTTTTGATTTATTAAAAGAAAAATATTGCATTTCCCAAGAGTGTTTATTGGATTAAAAAAGGGAGGCTAAAACATGAAATATCATTACATAGCAATTTCAACACGCACAGGCAATAAAAACTTTGCTTCTGTTCTTCGGGTCTCTAGCTCTGACAATTTATTATTTTCTTTGCAAATCCCCGGCATTACTTCCGCAAATATTTGCAGCACGAAAAAAGAAGCTGAAAACGTTGTTAACTTCTGGAACAAGTGTTACAAGACAAATAAAACTTATGGAGGGCTTTAAAATGGTAACAATCAAGAAAGCCACGCAAGCGCAGACAATCGCCGCCATAAAAAGCGGCGACTTCTCCATAGTTGATACAATCAATAAAAAAGCCGAAAAAGAAGCAACGGAAATTTTTACTGCTGTTTCCGATGGCGCTATTAAATTAGCTTATTGGGATATGTCCCCGGTAAAACGCCGGGATGGTAAAAAGTCTGTGATGCGGTACGCTTTGCATAGATCAACAAAAAAAGAGGGCTGTTTACAACTCTCCTGTATGGAGCTTATCGGGGGTACGATCATCCCAACAAGCGACCAACAATTTAAAATTAATGATGATTATGATCACCGGGAATTTTTCCGCAGTCTTCCAGCTGTTACAAAAATGACTTTTAAATAATAGGGCGCGTCTTTTTATATCCTGGCTCCCAGGGTGAAGGGAAGAAAGATAAAAACATGAGTGATAAAATATTTAATAAATTAATAACACTTTCTGTTGATGAGCTAGACAATTACATAGAATTTTTAGAAAGTATTTATTCCCCGACTATTACTGGGAAAGAGATTGATAAAAAACTATGGAATATTTAGGTATAACTGATTGATTTTTTACCGCTTTCCGGTTTCCAGTCCGGCGGCACGTTCACGGCGTGCAAGCGGTTTTTTAGCATTCTTCCAGATGCACATTGCAAAGTTAATGCCATAAGTCAATCAATTAGCGCGCTATTTTAGCCGTAAATGGCTTTTAATGCTGTTAATGGGGATTTATGCAGTATTTGCATTTTGAGCCGCTTATGAGCCTTTAAAACGCTTTTTAGCGTCTTGCATGGTTTATTGACTGTCTGCGGCTATTGGTGTATAATAGCCTTGTGTAGCTATGTGCAGCTATGCTTTATTTGCATACCGTGTAAATGGGTGCATTGTGTCCGCTTACGTGCGTATATTGTCCAGGCTTCCCGGTGATCTGTCACAGCTGTCCGGGCATATATCAATTAGGACTATACAACTATACTGTGATATGCTTGTATAGCGCCGTATTTGCCTTTTTAAGGTGTTTTATAATCGTAGTAAATAAAATATAGGCTAAATACGTTACAAGCCATTTAAGGCTTATTTTGCAAGAGTATTATTGCATTTTTTATCACTGCATTATATGCCATTTGCTGTTATGGCCTATTATCTGTGGGCTGTTGGTTCTGATCTTCCAGGGCTACGGCTGGCGGTTGGCTTTGCTGGTGTTCAATCGTTCCCGGCGGTGTCCCGGCTTCATCAGCTCGGCGCGGTATCGGTTCCCGGTGCTGTCCCTGGTTGGCTTGTGTAGGTGGAAAAGTCGCAACTGTTCAAGGTTTCAATAGTTGCAACTAACTTGTGAATGATTCTTAAATTTCAACATCATTTTGGAATCCGAAAATCAAGGAAATCCAGAAAAAAAGTGGCAACCATAAAAATTCTCGCATTTTCTAGTTACCACTTAATTTTTAATTTTGCACAAATATTTCTATAGCGTAAAGTTTTAAATGATTCAAAATTCACAATTTATTTAATCCTTCTTTCTTCCGTGTTCCATATCTTCTGTGGGATGATTTCTCTAAACGTTCCGTCCTCTTCATTTGGGACTTGGAAAGTTTCTTCTTTCTCTGGTAATTATCAGTCGTTGTTCCCATTCGCGCCCTCCTTGTTAATCTTCTGGTTTCTGGTTTCAAAGTTTATAATTTCTGTTTCTAATTCTTCCGGGATTCTTCCAACAATGATAACTCGCAGCGGCTTCAATCTGCGTTCCATTTCCTTGAAACCAACGCAAAACTCCAACCGTGCTGCCTTGCTCTTTACTCTTCCATTGGTGCAACAGGCAACTGTGCTTCCCTCTGGTAGCCCATCAAAGCACCAGTCCCAACAGTATTCTGGTAATATGTTTACGTTCGGAATTACTGGAATATCATTCAAGATCATGTAGTGAGACAATGCATGATTGCGGTATTTATTCCACAGGCACATAGCTAACGGCATTCCATTCTTGCCAACCGATATGCTGAAATCTGGCATAATGACTGCATGAAAACATTTTAAATGCTCCATATACTTGTCTGGCTGATTCCATAATCTTTGAAACTGTACATCATCCACATAGAAATTTACATCAAGTTCCCGATGGTTCTTAATCTTTCTGCTGAAGCTCTCCGAAAAGTCTACAGTATCTTTCCCTGGATGAATAAAAGTCTTTGGAATTTTCGGGATTCCGTACTTGCCTTCAAGGTCTGCATCAGTTATTAGAAACTCCTTCATTACATCATAGGCTGTGTGTATCTGCATATTTCGCCCTCCATTTTCTTGAACATAACACAATTTCAGAAAAAAGGCAAAAAAAATAATCGCATCTCTGCGATTTTATTATTTTGCACATGTACTTTTCCCTTTCATATGTACTTTTTGTAAAAGGTAATCAAAGGTAATCAGAACACTCGTTCATACCAAGTCCGCAAACCCTTGATTTTACTGCATAAATCGGGGCAACAGGATTTGAACCTGCGACCTCACGGCTCGCGTTTTAATCCGTAAACCCTTGATTTTAAAGGCTTTCCAGACTTGAGGTAATCAAAGGTAACCAAAAAGGTAATCAGAACCTATGTTCTTATTCATCCAATCCTTTGCACTTTTGACACAATTTTATTTTTTTCTTCCAAAGAGCTAACATCAAATGTATAATATTTTTCATTAACTTCTTCGGTATGCCCGAGTAGCGATGCAGCAACAGTGGCAGATACTCCATTGCACCTTAGTTTAGAATTTATTGTTCTTCTAAATGCATGAATTCCTCTTTCTTCTATTCCTTCCTGCCTGCATTTGTTTTTTAAGCATGACGATATTACAGGAGCATGAACCCTTCCATTTTCGTTTGAAAACAACCATTCACTAATATACCCATTGCTGATTTCTGCTGATTTTAATTTCATTAAAAGTTTTCGAATTTCGCCAGTCATAGGAAACCATCTGTTCATTTGATTTTTTGTTTTTCCTATATAGTATTCTTTTGTATTTCTATTGTATTTTTCTGATTTATTAATAGATATATAATTTTCATTTATATCTTCCCATTTTAAAGCCGAAATTTCTCCAACTCTCATCCCTGTGAGACTTGCAAAATATACTGCGTATGAGGGAATGTATTCTGGCTGTTCATCAAAATCCTTTTTGCAGCGATTAATAATTAGTTTAAGTTCATGGTCTGATATTGTATTATGACTTGAAGGCTTTTCTATCTCCGTGCAGTATTTATAAAATATTTTAGGTGAAAGAAATTCCATAGGATCATAATTCAATAAATGTTGTGACCTTGCACTATCTATTGTGTTTTTGATATATCCAAACAAAGTTTTACACGCTTTTTTGCAAAGTTTTTGATCTTTTACAGTTCTGACAATGAATACCTTTATATCTTCTTCTGTCATTTTCTCAATTTCTTTTTCCGTAAATTCTTTTTTTTCAAAATAACGTGTTCTATCTGTAGAATACTTATACAAAGTGTTATCCGTCACAAATTCTTTTTGAATTTCTATCCAATGCTCGTAAACATCCATAAATGTTTTAGGTTTTTCTGTTTTTTCTTTCTCGAAAGCAATAATATAATCTTCAATTCCCTTTCGGCTACTTCTTTTCACTAGCTTTCTAGAATTTTTTTCTGTATAAATATAAGTATACCAATTATTGTTTTTTCCCTGCCATATTTTATATTTTTTTAATATTTCTTCATTTTTCTTCATTTGTATTTCTTCAAGTACATGTGCAGGATTTATAATACCATTCTCAATAGCATATTTCAATATTTCATCCATAAAATTTAGGAGGAACCGGGAATTCCTTTTGCCGGCCGGCGGTTCCTGTTCCTCCTTTCTATTGATAGCCTGTTTTTTTGATTTTAAGCGCTTATTTTGTTTTAACCATAACAATATTCACGAATATCATAAAAATTAATTTTAGCCGTTTTGGTCAAAACAATTATCATATTTCACAACAAATCAAATATATTGACCTGTCCATCAATCTGAGATTCTTCCAGATTGTAAAATTTGCAAGCTATATAATCTGGGTTCCAATCAATTTCCAGTTCGTATTGTAAACACCGCGGATGCTTATCACCATAGAAGAATCTGCAATCGGAACAGATATGCTGATAAGCTGTACCGCCAGACCGCTTATACATTTCGCTAATCTTCCTCATAAAATCACTCGCTTTACTCTTGATTTTCCTCTCGATTTTTTCTTGAAGATACCAGTTTTAACACAATCCCTCGGATCACATCCTCTGCTATGTTCTTCGATCAAGATATAATCACAGGTTGCATTTGTACTCCATGCATTTTCGCTCTTGCTGTAATAGTCGCATTTTGAGCATTGTCTCCGCTTTAAGCCTATAATTTCAGTGCTTTTTAATTCTCTCCATGGTTTTCTATCTGGCAATTTTCCGCACCTCCCAATCTGGCAGTATCTATAATTTTTAAAAGGTCTGGACTTAGTTTTCTTCGTTCTTGTTCTCTTTGTACTTCTGCCCGGTAAGTCCTTTGGAAATTAGACTGAACTACACTCCACCATGTGCCATCTATATTCCCTGATTTCGCCCATTCTTCTAACTGCCCCGGACTTGATACTGCTTTCTGAACTATTTCTGGAAGTTTAGAAAATTCTTCTTCCGCATGGTATATAGAGTTCCAAATTGCCCTTGATACCAGATTCCAAGCTTCTGTTTCGTTCAGTTCGTCAGACTGTGGCGCAAGGCTCTGCGCGCATTGCCGTAATGCAGCTATTGTAGGTTCTTTCCATTCAGTTTGCATATATTTCTTCAACCCAAAACTTAAAAGCTTGTAATCTAGGTCTTTCAAAAGTCCGTACCAAGTATCAAAAGCATATTGATCTGGCAGAAATGATGGAGAAGTGTACACAGCTTTCATTGCCTTTACCAGTACCGCCCATTCTTCTCTTGTCATACCCAATTATCCACCTCGCTTACCCTGTTTTGGATTTTCTCCATGTAGCTGCATGGTCTATTCGTAGACTTGTCTGCGTATTGCCCTTCAAATACTTTTGCGAAATTTCCAGGCTTTAAGAACCAGTCAAACGTAACCATCCAGCCATTTTTATTTTGCCCTTGTAAGAAGCTGCTATGGCGAATGTTTTCAATGGCTTCTAAGATATCGTCCATATGGTTCTGACGGATTCTAGCTTTTACTGCCTGTTCTCGTTTTGGTGTCATTCTTTTTACAGGAGTGATACCAAATTCTTCCAGAGTATTCCATTCATCAATGATTCGTTGGACGTCAGTCTGACGAATAGTATCTTTAGATACTATTAAATCATTCTCTTCTTCTATTTCTTTTTCTTTATTATCTAATTCTTTATTATCTAGTTCTTTATTATATACTTCTGCCGAGCTAACGTTAGTTTTACTGTTAACTTTACCGTAAAGTTTACTGTTAGTTTTACACTCTATTTTGTCTTTCTGCTTTTTTCGATATTCTTGCATATAGTTTCGCATATATTGGCTTTTTTGCTCAATTTTATCAAGATTTTGATATTTTCCCCAGTTCGGAATTGTGTAAACTCCGGAAACAATTTCGATCATTCCGTAGTTCTCAAATGTTTTTAACGCTAATCGAACCGTGTTAATATCTCTCCTGAATACTGTCGCTAACATTTCATCAGTATATGCAATCTTATCGTTTAGGATAAAAACACCGCTGTTGTTATTTTTTCCGGCTAAGCACAACAATTTAAACCAGATTACGATAATGCTGTCCGCACTTGGCAAATTTTCAATTAGCATTATTTTTTCATCATCAAAAATGTCTGAACATATTTTTATCCATTTTACATCGCTTGCCAATTTTGAAATTCCTTTCTCCAATCTCTGGATTTTTAAAAAGTGTTTATTTTAATTCAACTTCAATTCCATTGATTTTCAGTTCTCCATTTACCGGAACCACAAGAGATGGAACGCCGTTTATTTCTTTCAATTCAATCAGAGCAATTTTATCCGGCTGGATGCAGATTGTTGCATCTGGTGTTACAATTTTTGCAGTTTTTGAATTGTGGATATTGTCAAGTGCAGCAGGCTCATTACTGAAATACGTTTCCCAGTTTTCCTTGAAATCTGATAACTTCTCGCCTGGAACTCCGCAATATTCAAAAATCTGTTCCATTTCGTCACATGATACAGTTATCATCTCCGGGCTGTCTTTCTTCTGTTCTCTTACTTCCTGCAAAGATTCAATTAGGCTTTCAGTGAAATTGAATGTTGTATTTCCTTCGAAATTGTCCATGATAAAATCTGAAAAGACATTGATCTCATTGCCGGGTATACGTGGAATTGGTGTGCCAAGAACGTTTTCGATGAAGTCTGGATGAATATTCTTTATGTTTTTGTTGAAATACAAAGTTCCATGAATATCAGTACTTCTGTCATTGAATACAGGGAATAAGAATCCTGTTTCTGGTCTTGAGACTACCCAATCACGAATTCTGCCTTTGATGTTATTTTCAGCCACATCATAGCTAAGCCCAGCCTTTGAAAGATTTACTGGACAAATGCTGCACAGAATGTGTTCATAAATTTCTTCTGATGCATCGTGCATTTCGGTTCCATCAGAAGCTTTTCCTGGAATATCATATACTGCATGAATGAGAACTATGTAGTAATTTTCTGGATAATCGTAATTTTCAATCACTTTGTCGTAAAACTCATCCAAAAGATCATCATCTTTAAGCTTACTTGCTCTGATCCGCATAAGAAATTCCTGTGTTCCACCCTCTTTTTCCTGTGCTAATGGGAATTCAAGATTCATAAGGCTTTTTCCAAGTCTGCCAGACATGGTTTTCTTGAAAATGTCAAAATACTTAAACATTTCTTCCTCTGGAAGGGAAAGGAAAGCTTCTTTAATTTTGGTTTTCTTATTTTTTTCTGCATCCACATAACAACCACAAATGCGTGTGATTGCACAATTGGCTGGTGTAAACTGCTTCTTGATCTCTGTGATTTCTTTCTTATTCATGATTAATCCTCCCTATTTCTATTTTTATTTTTGATTTTTTCATAATAAAAAGTCACATCATCTGTAACAATTCTAACAATTCCAAACCTTTCTCCTACTTGAAACGGAATGCTATCCCTCATAAGTCTTTTTGGAATCCCAGAAAGATATTTTCTAAATTCTTCTGGTTTTAAAGCTGATTTGTAATGATTGCAAGAGCGACACGCAGGAAGCATATTGGAAATATCGTCCTCTCCGCCACAACGTATAGGATTTACGTGGTCTACTTGCATATCTTTATATTCCAATGCGCAACCACAGTAAGCGCAATACCCTTTGCATTTTTCATATACTTTCATGCGCTCTTCTTTTGATAATTTTCGCCTTTTTGGAATTTTCATATTTTCGCCTCCAGATTGTTATTTTTGATAGTATGAACAGACTATAAATAGAATCCAAAATGCACATAAGCACAATGCGTTTTCAATGTAATAAATTCTAATAGACACAGTAACAGCGGCTAAAATCCATACAATTGTTTTGACGATGCAGCTATAATAATTCTTTTTGACTAATTCTTTTTACCTCTCTCGCCTGTTTCTTCTCAATCCACTTATTGATTTTTTCATCGGAAATCATGTACATTTGCTTTAACATTTCGATGCAGATCAACACATCTGCAATTTCTTCTATCATGTTATCACGGTTGATTTTTCCGCGCTTTGCCTTACTGATTGCTTGGATAAGTTCTGCGCATTCTTCCATACAGACCGTGCTTTGATTGTTTTTTCCGTAGTGCTGAATACTTTCTGTGATAATGCCTTTATCAATCTTTATCCCTGTGATTAATCCGGCAAGAGTCTTTGCCCCGGAATCACACGCCCATGCTTCTTTGAGATATTTCTCCTGCCATTCATCTTTGATTTCTGATTTTCCCAAGAAACATAAATGCTGATCTCTCATATCGGATAATATATCTTTTGCTTCTTTAACGTCCACTTTTTTTCACCTTCCATTACATAATTTTCCACAAATAATACATTTGTACACCCATCCTCTTCTGTGGTGATGGTATTTAATCCATTGATGTCTATGCATTCTTTATCTCATCCAACTTCTTCTCGGCTTCTTCACGGGTAAGGAATACGGTTTTGCCAAGTTTGTTTACTGAAAATCCGTCCAAGTTGGGATAGATTCCACTATTTAACATCCAACTAAAATAGGTTCCGTGCATATTAACTGAAACCATCGTGATTCTCAATTCTGAAACAAAATTTCTTGTTGGAACATATACCGTATCTCCGACTTTACACGGTAATCTCACAAGCAAGCCCTGTTCTTCTAAGTCTTCATAAGTGGCGAGTTTTTTAATCATATTCTTTACTGTTTTGCAATTTCCTGCACCCTGTGAGCAATTATCGCAATATGAACTGCACATAATGCTTCGGCGTTCGTTATATGTGATTCTTGAAAAATCTCTTTTTGTTAATCTCTCCATCTACTTCACCTCTTCCAATTGACTTTCTACTGTATTTGCAAGTAATAACATTGATTCAATAACTTTATCTGTTAATGACATTCTATATTTATTGTCAGCAAAATACTTAACGTGAGCTATTGCTTCCTTAATCTTTTCTTCGCACACAACAATTTCGGATGCTTCATACAAGGGCTTATCATCACTGTAATAAGTTACATTTTTGTCATCGTAAAATTTTAACATATTCGGAATCGGAATATTCAGTGCATTTAAATGATTTTCTCCTATCCACTTAAATCCCTGTAATTTTGCCATTTTCAGAACTTTCAAATACTCTTCCTGCGTTTTTACGAACACGCTCTTCCCTGTTAAATCAATCATCAAAATTTCCTCCTGTAATCTCATCAATACACTGGTTCCATCCTTCTGCAAAGCCAGCATCAGACGCAAGCCGGATTCTTTCAATTGCTTTTTGTTCTAAATCCATAATATTTACACTCCAAATCTTCTAACCAATTCTTTATTCAAATCTGGGATTCTTACATCTGTTTCAGATTCCAATTCCTCAATCATGCTCATAAAGCTTCTTTCGCCACGGTTCGCTTGTCCCACAAACTCATTTGCACAATTGATTACGTCTAAAAGCCTTTTGGTTGAAAATCCATGCAGTTTTCTTAATGCCAACATCATAGTTACGGAATTGATCGTATTCGCCCAGTCATCACCAGTATTGAATCCATCGTTATAGGCTTGATCTTGCATGATTTCCAACTCTTTACGTGAGTTCTGCATGGCTCTGGCGAATGCCTGTGACATTTGATTGTCACAAGCCAGCACCCTATTTTTCTTTGGTTCTTTCATCTTTAATTTGCTTCCCATATTTTTCCCTTTCGTATCTGTATTCCGTCAAACGGTATGCTCTCGATATTCCCGGATGTTCTGTGGCAATCAGAGAATCCATCTCCAATTGCCGCATATGTCTCTGGACAGTGCATTTTGTGAGGTCTGTCCCATCCATGATTTCTTCGTAAGAAGGCATATATCCGTGTTTCTCAAAATACTCCACCAGAAATCTGTAAATATCGTTTCTGGCAGATTGTCCCTCATTATATTTTCTCTGACGGTAATTCATACGCAAAACGGCTATTCTGCCGCAGTATTACTTTTCTCTTCACGCATTTTATTTAATCTTTCCGCAGCTTTCTTTTTCGTTTCGTCGGAATATTTTCTTGGTGGATTGATTTTAATGTAGGAATAAGGCAAGTGGGCGAAAATAGATCCATCGTTATTTCTGGCAATAATTTTCACATCTTCTGGAAATTCCTTTTCTAATTCCTCGCATCTGTTCTTCCAGGCACTTCCATTCTTGGCAGTAAGCCCTACATAATCTCTTCCGGGAATCCACTCAATAACACATTCATTGGTATTCTCTGCCATGTAATCACTCTCCTTTTAAATAATCAAAGATTGATATTTGCTGATAACATTGTTTTACGATAAAAAATCCTCAATACTCATTTGTCCTACCGGGCAATCCATTACATTTCCATTCAGTGCTTCTTCTACATTTGCTTTCATTTGTTTAAAATAGCTTTCTTTAAGTTCACATGAGATTGCTCTTCTTCCAAGTGTTAAAGACACAAATGGGGTGGAACCGATACCACCGAATGGGTCAAAAATTATATCTCCTGGATTGCTCCATAATTCAATGCAGCGCTGAATAACTTCCAGCTGCAAAGGGCAAATATGACGTTCGTCCTTATCTTCTCGTGCAGATTTTTTCTGTAATGTATCGCTCTGCCTAATGTCCATCCATACTGGACTTGCGTAGTTTTGCCACACATCAACAGGAAAAGTCTCGTGTGTATGCGAAATTCGTTCTGGATTTTCTCCTGGCTTTCTCATTGTGACAATATAATCCGGGATTCCCTGCCTGTTCATTGCACTATCTTTTCTAATCTGCTTATGCAGCAGTCCCAATGCTTTTGTTCTTTGCATTTCAGTTACTGGATTTTTCCAGATGGTAACCTTACTATGGTAAATAAATCCGCAATCTTCAAAAATCTGTCGCATGATTGCTGGAAAGTCTTTCAAGCCAATCACGCCGTCACGCTCTTTCATAAGCGGCAAGTCCATACAATGAAAACTAAGTAATCTTCCGGGCATTGTTATTCGATACAGTTCTTTTGCCAGATAGATAAAATGGTTGTAAAATTCATCATCTCCCTTACTATTCCCCATATCCCGGTCACTGTTACTGTATGTATACAAGCTAGAAAATGGTGGTGAAAATACTGTATAATGAATACTTTCGTCCGGGATTTCTTTTGTGATTTCGCAAGAATCGCCGTTGTATATTGCGTATTTTTCTTTAACAACCTGGTCTAAAACATTCATGCTGTAAATTCCTCCCAATCTGGCAATTTCATTTCTTTTGTTGGCTCATAAGGCGTACTTATACGGCAAGTGCTTTTAAGCTCTTTTTTTGTTATTTCCTTTGTTAATTCTGTCATTTCAGACTGCATTTTCTGGAAATCACATTGCTTCCTTTCAATATTTTCCTTTACGCAGCCTTCCTTCGCGGAAATAATAATGTAAACATTCACAGGCTTCTCTTGCCCGAACCGCCAACACCGTCTGACTGCTTGGTAATACTGCTCATAGCTATCTGAAAGTCCAGTAAATATCATATTGTGGCAATTCTGCCAGTTCATGCCGAACCCTGCAATTTTGGGCTTTGTGATAAGGCATTTGACCGTTCCATCAGAAAACGCCAACATAGAGTTGCTTTTATATTCTGATTTATCAGAGCCTTTTACTTCCACGGATTCAGATATCAGTTCGCTTAATCTTGCTGATTCGTCATTTAAATCACACCATACAAGCCATTTCTCATTTGAACTATTTACAAGTTTCGCAGCTTTTTTACATCTAAGTTCAAGACTTTCCTTTCTGGCTTCTCTTCGTTCTGTAAGTGTTAATGATTCTTTTATCGGCTCATTTCCGTCTACAATAATTTCGTTAATGTTAAGTTTCGGAAGATCGTAGCCAGATACTTGATACCCGATATTTGCTGGGTTATCTACAAATACACTGAATGTTGCCAGCCATTGCCAGAATACATCTGTTGCATGCCCCTTTAATCTCCATTTAGATGTTTGTCCACCGTCATGCACAAAGAACATTGATAACATTTCCGACCGTGTCATAACGCCGCAAAATTCGCTGTGATTTCCTATTTCCATATAGTCATTGGGGGCTGGTGTTGCAGTACAAGCCAACTTATAAGGAACTGAATGAAAATTCTGAATAATTGCTGTTCTGACTTTTCCAGAATAAGATTTAAGAATACTACTTTCGTCAAGTACAACTCCCACAAATTCATTTGCAACAAATTTATCCATTTTTTCATAATTGGTAATATTAATACCGCTGATACATTCAGATTGGCTTTCCACAACTTTTGCAGTATAACCAAATTTTTCAGCTTCACGCTTCGTTTGATCCGCCACAGCCAACGGTGCAAGAATAAGAACCATTCCACCAGCGTGTGTGCAAACTTGATGTGCCCACGAAAGTTGCATTGGTGTTTTTCCTAAACCGCAATCAGCAAATATGCAGGCTTTTCCTTTCTTTAAAGCCCATCTCACAATGTCTTTTTGAAATTCATACAACATTGGATTTAATTCCGATTTATCAATATCAAACCCACTGCTTTCAAGAACAAATCGTTTGCTCTTTAAAAAATCTTCATAATTCATTTTTAAAAGAAGCCCGGTGCACCCTTACGTCAGCTGAAGGCAAGCTCCTTTCATTTTTTATTTTTTATCTTTGGAATTTAGCCAGTAGAACTACTGGTGTGTTAGAATCAGTGATAGTTTTCTTCATTGAGTAAGTCGTTGAATTTTTCCAACGCCTTAATAGATACTTTGTTATTTGCTTTTTCTGGTCTGATTGATACGTTTAAGTGAGTATCAATAATGTGCGTCAACTCTCTTGCAAGTGTTTTCTTTCCTTGCTGAAGTCCCTGTCTGTATGTCTTGGGCTGTTTATATTGCCCTGTTACTTGCTTTCCAGCTAACTGGCCACCAGCTGTAATGTTGTACATCTGGAAGCCTTTATCTGCAAAAGCCTTGATTGTTTCAATTTCTTTCTGGTCAAGTTCATCCTTTCTACATGTTCTATATGAAAGTTTCCATCCAGTAGGATTACTTTCACTGTAAAACTTATGCTTTTTAAGGCTTAATGCTATATGGTCATATTCTGCTAAATGGCTCGCACATCTCTCACGAAGTCTAAGCGCTTGTCCCACGTAGCTGCGTCGAATCCCTGCTTCGTCTATCCTATAAAAAGCATATATGCCACTTGTATTTGGTATCGAAGGGCATATTGATTCAATCATTTTTTCTCTCGCATTTTTCATTGCATATATTTTTTTATAATTTACTTTTTGCATTTCTCCTGCCCCTTAACGGTGTGGTTAGTATTTCTTCGATAGACCATCCTAATTCTTTTCTATGATATAAACAGTGTGCGTTTATGCCTATAATTTCAGCCCATTCAAGAACTCTATACTTTTCTCCATTGTATTCCCATATTGCAGATTCAGATAAATTCTTACATCTCTTGCTACAATAAACAGCGTCATTGAAATGTCCACCTCTCTTGGCATTAAAAGGTTTGTTACAAATTGGGCATATTTTTGTATAATCTTTAATAGTTGGGTGATCTTTGTAATAAAGAATTTTACCGCATCTTGGACTGCACGTCTTTTGCCCTTTTCTTTGCTTTAGTTCAAATTGTTTTCCACAAACAGGACATATTAAATACTTGTTTTCTTTTGGTATAGAGTTTCTTTTATTTTGTGCCTGCTCAGCATTTGTAATAAAACGGCAGTTATCTGGTTCATAATTTCCGTTTACGTCTATTCGGTCAATGGTTAAGATATTTATTCCATTACTTGTTTTTTCTTCCTTATATCCATTCTCAATTGCCCATTTGTAAAATAATGTGAAATTATTTTTCCATTCATCACACATTACTATTCCACGCCCGCCGTAATTTTTGTACGATTTACATGTTTTACAATAGCAACGATATTTAATACTCTTCCAAAGTGGGTACAGCCTTCCACAGTTATTAGATAGCCCATGTTTTCTGCTCATATTGCCAATAATTTCTCTATGCAGACATCCACATGACTTCGTTGTTCCTCTTTGTAACCCTGCTTGTCTTACAATAGTTTTATTTCCACAATCACAAATGCATTCCCAGCGCTTTGTTCTAACCCCTTTGTCTGAAATAGTATCTTCTGCTCTTTTTATGACGGTGAGTCTCCCGAATTTCTTGCCTGTCAAATCAATAGTTTTACGCATTAAAAACTCCTTTTTCTGCACACTTCCTCATCACGAAAACTTTTCTATAATTCCTCTAACATCCCCCCCCCTTTCAATCTGGTCAATGAGTTTCTTGCATTCATCTTTAACATAGGCAAGTGAACGAATTTTGCAATCTGGATCTTTATTTAATTCTCGCCAGCAATCTCCCATTATTTTAAGCATTTTTTTGAAGTCTGGTTCTTCTCCGAAATACTGTTCTGCTGTCTCAATATCATAACCATCGAAACAATGAGCACAGTCAAATCCAATCCACCATGTATCATCATCGTCACAATCGTGTAGAAATGGTTCTGAATAAGTAACTCCACCATGGCAGTCAAGATAACCTAAATCATCAACAATTTTCTTTGCCAGCTTATGGCTGTTAGGTATTCCAACGTATCCGCACCTGTATGCTCTAGGCATGAACAGGACTACACATTGGTAACCTTTATACTCGAATTTAGTTTCTAAAACTGGTTCCATTTATTTATCACCCCTCCTTAACTAAACGGAAATTCATCTTCCATACCGCCTAAATCCGGCACATCCATGAAACTAGGTTCTGGTGGCGGTACTGGTCGTGTATCTGTTTCCTGTGTTTGTGGTGACTGGCTCTTATTTTCCGCAAAATCATGTGATTCAACGAAACAGTCATTTGTGTATACTTTTTCTCCGTTTCGGTTCGTATAGCTTCCAGTCTGCCATTTCCCTTTAACATTGATTTTCATGCCTTTTCGCAGAAATTTTTTCAACAAATTCTGCATTATGCCCAAGTGTTACGCACGGTATAAAGTCGGCTTTTTGCTCCGCATTCTTTCTTTTTTCCCTATCGACTGCCAATGTGTATCTGGCAATCGCAGTATTGTTAGTTCCCATTCGTATTTCCGGGTCAGCTGTCAGCCGCCCGGATAATACAACTACATTAAATCCCATACAATCACCTCTCAATCTGAATGTCGCATCTAATAAGTGCGTGTTTGATTTTCTTTGTATTTCCTGTTACAGTTTCTTCTTTCCCGATAACAAAGGAAATATCATCTTCTGTTACGTTGAATCCTTTTGTTTTGATATGCTCCATGATGATTTCTTTAATTTCATCTGTGCCGATTCCGATTGTTATTTCCAATGGTGTTATCTCCCTGGCTTGTAAACTGGTGGCATTGGTTGCCATGCAATGACTGGGTAATATGCAATTCCGTGTTCTTCTACCATGCCCCATCTTCCACCGCCTAAATATGTAAGGGTTGTTGGTAACTCGGCGTCTTTTATGGTAACGTTGTATTTTATCTTATCTTCTGGGCTTTCTCTCACATCTGGCTCTGGCGGTAACTTCACTTCTGTTGGAATCCACATATCCGCAGGACTGTAGGAACAAATCAGTTCTTCAACTTTCTCGATTGCATCATTCCATCCTTTATCGTACTTACATTCTTGTTCGGAAGGTTCTGGCTTTTTCAGTTTGTCAAGTGTTTTTAAGAAGATTTTCATTGATTAATCCTCCTTGACTTTCTCAATAGTTTCTTTTATTGCTTCTTTCACAGCCTTGGTTTTAATCATCTTATCTGCCAAGGCTTTTGCCGCTTCCTGTACGATCACGTTTTTATTCTCTTCTAGTATCTCGGAAATATGAGAATGTATCATCCTACACAACGGCTCATTGGTTTCTCTACTACCATATAACTCTTTTTTATAAATAACTCCTTTGATTTCTTTGGTAATTTTTTCAACTACCTTGTCCTCAACATTTTTACGGATTTCCTTTGCAATTTCTTCCTCATTGACACCAATCGTTACTGGTACGCTGAATACGCTCATTTTCAATTTCCCTCCCCTATAGCTATCACATCACATCCAATAAATACCAATTCCTCATGTTCACTAATTCCATAGCCGACAGATCTTCTTCCTACTTTAAAAAATACATTATTTGTATTAACCGTAACTCCTTCAGTTTTTTCCATATAATCAGAAACAATAGCTTTCAAAATATCTTCATTTAAGAAAGCCTTTCTTTCGACTATTTGATGTTCTTTTGGCATATATTCAAGTCATGTCTCTATACCTTTGTATTCTTTTCCTTCTGTGTCAGTCCATTCGCCATTTCCAGTATATGCAAGCATGATGATTCTTTCAGAGTTTTTCAGCTTTACATAATACAAACATGCGGTATCATCAGTTGGAGCTTCTGGAAGCATATCTCTTACTGAGCGCCATGCACTAGTTGAAGGAATTGTTTTTCCTGCTTTACGGTCTACATGCTCCTGTCCTTTAATTACATAGTTTCTAAATTTTTTTGGCATTAATTTTCTCCTTTCAATTATTCAGTCGAATTGTTTTCCTTATCATCTTCAACTGCTTTCCAAATACAATCCATAACAGATGCATAATCAAGCAGTATTTCTCTTTCTCTGATGTTTCTTCCGTCTTTTTCATGCCAATCTCTCACTATATAAAGTTCGGCATTTGCAGAAAGAATATCTGTTTTCATGTCCCAGTATTTAATATGAATTTCATAAGCTGCATTTGCAGAAATTGGATTTACATAAATTCCTTTTGTTACTTCTTTCCAATCTTTTAATTCAATTGATACCATCTATTTCTCCTTTCAAAACGGACATAAGTCCAAATTAACTTCTAGCCCCGGTCTGGCAATCTGCACCAGGGCATCATCCCAAACCACCGCTTCTTTTATCTCCTTCAAAATCTGTTCCGGGTCAGCTGCTTCATTACTCAAATGAACCAATGTTACCGTCCGTAATGCTGCCGTATGGTTTGTTTTTACTAGGATTTTGCAAGTATCTAAGGAACAATGCCCTTTAAGCCTGTGCGTGTAATTTTCAGCTGTTTTGTCAACCAATTCTTTACAATAGTTACACTCAATAACAAAGTGGTTCAGTCGCATTGCTTTGAAGTTGTACTTGCAGTATTCAAAGTCTGTCATGTACAGCAGTTTTCCCATTTCTTCATGTTCTACGATATAACCATAATTGAAGCACGGAATAAGTTGCCCTGTTTCCTTATCCCTTGTAGTATGTGGCAGATAGAACGGTATTACTGTAAATGAGCCAACCCGAAACGGTCTTTTCTCTGGAACACCTTTCATCAATTCGCCAGTGATGATTTGCAGATGTTCCACGGTTTCATCATTGGTGTAAATTTGAATACCTAAATTCATCAGATTTTTAAATGATTCACGGTGATCGCTCAACCGTGTTCATGTGTCAGAAGCACGCCAGAAACATCACTTGTTCTGTAATCAATAGCTTTCAGAATGTCTTTGTATCTGCATCCACAGTCCAGAAGAAGTATTTCTCCGCTGTTCGATTTTAGAACATAGCAGTTTCCGTGGTTGCTCCCTGTGTTTACCACTCGCATGAACATTTTTCATCACCTCGCTTTCTTCTTATTTATAGCTGTTTATAATTTCAGTTGCAGTTCTTCCGACTATGTCTTTGTCAGACTGCTGGTATGGTGGATTTCCTTTGTCCCATAACTTTTTTATATCTTTAATATCTGTAGCCACCATTGCATCCCTTATTAATTGAAGTTCTCTAAGTGAAATTTCCACGGTTACAACAGAATCCCAGATGATTTTTCCTCTCTCTATCTCTTTCATATCAGTTTTCCTCATTCACAACAATACCGCCGTGGATAATAACTCTCTTTCCGTCCGAATCGTCAAAGTAAACTTCATTCTCAGATTCGGAAACATCGAACTTCCCAGACCAGGACTTGATTTTACCGCCGTTGTAATCGTAAACAGTTACGGTACGGTTCAGACCACCGTCAATATCACTAGACAGTGATTTTAATGATCTGCTACAGGAAGAACAACCGCTAAACATTGTGATTGCTGTAACCCCTGTGATTAATACTGCTGTCTTAATACATTTATGCTTCATTTTGGCTCTCCTTTTACATTGTAAGTCGGATTATAATGAGTACCACAAATATAATAACATTTAAAAGAATATTTAAATTGGTTCGATTGTATCCATTTTCTCGAATAAAAGTTACTATCCATCCCAAAAGTGCTATTGAAAGCAAAATAATAAGCACAATTGTGGAAGTTTCCATCCTACATTTCCTCCTGGCTCATAAATGACGGAATTTCTGTTTCCACTGGCTCTGCTGCCGGAACTGGTTCTTTCTCTGCTGTCTTTACAGTTTCGGCTACGGTTGGCTGCTTTGGCTTTTCTTCGATTGCTTCTGGCTGTGGAATGAATTCTTCTGTGTTTGCGTTCTCACTAATTTCATAAGCAACGTCTTGTTCAATAACATCCTGTTTTGGAATATCCTCTGTATTCTCGTCAGCTTCCTGTACAAAAACATCACCGTGGCTGTTGATGATCTGCTTTAATGCACGATTGATAACTGTTTTCTTTGCCATCTGGTCAGTGAATTTCTGATGCGTTCCATTTCCGTTTTCTTTGTACCCATATCCCTGTGACCAAGATTGTTTGATCTGCTTCATATTCATAACTTCCAAGTGTTTTGAACCATCTTCCATCTGAACTACTGCATATGCGCCAAGAATTTTATCATTATCAATATTCATAAAATCCTGTTCGTGGGAATCCAGTACCTTGTTTCCATCTTCAATGTGGTATTTGAACTTATCTCCTTGGTAGATGATCTCGGCGTGAATATCTTTCATACCGTATCTTCTGGCTATTGTAATGTTTCCGAAGTAAGACCTCTGGAACTGGCACTGATTGCCATAACTAATAAAATAGCCCTGCTTTTTCTGCACCGAAAGACCAAGTGTCGCCATGTTCATAAGGCTGTTTGCAATGCTTGTGGATGTGCAAGATTCCAGAACTGGCTTATTATTTCTGTCTTTTGTTTCTTTCAGAATCAGATATGCCCCCATGAGCGCATTGCTGAGGTTGTAGTCTTTTGGGAACGAAAGACCGTATTCGCATTTTTTTTCAAGCTGCTTAACCAATCCATCAATGAATGAGTTGTTGATTACAATTGCCGCCTGCTGTTCTCCTGCTGTTGCTAACTGTGCTTTACTTGCCATATTTATTCTCCTTTTCTTTTTTATATTTGCTAACACGCTGTTGCGTGATTGTATGTTTTGTACCTATGTAGGTTTGCAGATATCTCAAACCTCAATTTCCAATATTCGGTTTTACATAGGTTCTTGTGAGTGAAATATCCTCCTCACATTCCAGGTGCAAAATCACCTGTGACTTGATTAAGCCAATTATTTTTGATATTATTTAAGCAAATATAGTTTCTTCTATATTTCATATGGAACAGCCAGCCTGTCGCCAAACATTTGCTGGCTGTTTCCTTATTTACAATTCTTTTACTTCCAAATCCCCATCCGTAACTCTCAGTATAATCATCTGTCTGTCTAATACAGGAATTCTGCTTTTGTCAATGCTCTCCGAATCATCAATCCAAATCGGAAGATTCAGACCGTTCATTTCCTGTAACCCATTCAGCAAATCAACCTCGCAAAGAATTTTGTCGGAATGATTCAATCCGCTGTTGTAGTCGATTCCATTACAGATCATCTTGCAAGTTTCCACTGGATTTCCCTCAATCGTGTAATCAAGGAAACTGAACTGGAAATGCTTAAAGTATGGATTGATTTTCTCTGCCAGTGCTTTATTTTTCTGAATTGAGAAGTTAAGAACGGTGTCAATGTTTTTTTCAATATCAGCTTGAACTTGTCCAAGGCTTTTCAGTTCCTCATTCAGTTCGGCTACTCGCTTTTCTTTTTCTGTGACTGCTGCCTGTGCAATCTTAATGTCTGCATCCACATTGGAAATCTGTTTCATGACATTGCTGATCTGCATTCTTAATTCCTGTTTCTTTCCAGGAACATCATCAAATGATTTCAGTTTCTCTTCAAATTCTGAAATTCTCGCTGTAACCGCAAGATATTCTTCATCATTTTTCATATCTACAGATTCTGGAAGCTCCGTAAATTTGGACTGTTCTTCCTCAATCTGCTTAGTGAGTTCAGCAACTTCATCCTGTGCCTCACTGATTTCCGACTGTAATTTGTTGATTTCCTCGTTAGTTTTCTTTAATTTTGCAGCGGAAGTATTTCCAAGGTCGCAGACATATTTAAGCTTTTCCTGCTTCTCCGATTCAAAGGATTCTTTTATTTTCAACTGTGCTTCAATTCTGGCTTTCTTTTTTTCTTCAAAGGAAGCTCTCAATTCGGAAATCTGTTCTTCTGGCAGTTCCTGTCCGCAGGTGGAGCAAATGGTATCAGAATCATTGAATGTTTCAGCTTCAATAGCTTTCAGTTCAGAATCATCCAACTCCATTTCTTTGATTCTCGGATAGTCCTGTCTGGCTCTATCCAAGTCAGCTTTTGCCTGTTGTGCTTCCCTTATGTGGTTGCCCAGTTCCATTCCAATAATACGAATGCTTGATTCCTTTTCTGATTTTTTTAACATGAGTTCAGAAACTGTATCAGAAATAAATTTTTGTCTGGCTCTTAACCATTCATTCGCCTTGCTAACCAGACCATCCCTGGAAGATTTCAAACCACGGATTTCATACGAAAGACTGTCATAGCCTTTTGCTGAATCTTCAAGAATCTGTTCCTGTTCTTCCAGTTTGGAAATGTCCGCATTAAGCTCCTGTTTTTTGGATTCCAGGGAAGAAGTATCTTCTGCTTCAACAGTCCGATTGGTTTCATATGCAATCTCCGTGTTTTTGGCATCCACCTTTTTCTTTTGTGCATTCAGTTCTTTTCGGAGCTTCTTCAATGTATCTTCTACGGAATGCCCCTTTGTGATTTCTTCCACATGAGCGTACTGTGGATTCTCTTCCATAAACTGAGCAATATCGAAACCAGACATCTTTTCCAGTACCTTCCTGGATTCTGCTGTTGACTTCTGTAATGTATTCAGAAATGGTTTTGGATTACTGCACATCAGAAGTGTTGAAGGCTCCGCTATTGAATGGATGAACTCGGTATAATCCTTTAATTTAGCCGGGAATCCGTCAATTTCATAAGAAGTTTCATTTCCATCGAACACCTCTTCGGACTGTCCTTTTGGTTTTCTCCACTTCTGCTTTGTGATTTTGCGGATCACTTTTTCTTTCCCATCAATCGCAAGTGTAAGCTCCCTTACAACATCAACCTTTGGCACTTCCAATCCATTTTCTTTTCTGCGGATAGAAGTCGGTTCTGTACCATTTGCCATCTTTCCTGTCAGAACATCCAAATATGCGTCCTTTAATGTGGATTTTCCTTCTCTGTTTCTGCCGGAAATCTCTGTTCTTGGAAACAAATCTACAGACTTACTCGGAAACTTTTGGTAATTCTCCAAGTAAATTTTTTTCACTTCCACTTTCATGCTCGATTATCCTCCCTATTGATACCTCATATGCGGTTCTGATCTCTACTTCATCACCAGATAATTTTTTATGATAAATCCGGCTCTGGATTCTTCCGATTATTTTTACGAAATCTCCAACCTTGAAATCAGCAGCTTCTCTGGCTTCTTTCCGCCATGCTATACATGGGATATAATCTGTTCTTCGTAAATCATATTCGTTGCAAGTAATCATCAAATCACAGATTTCTTTTCCTATTGGTGTTTTGCGGTAAATAGGCGGTTTGCAAAGATAACCTTCCAGAATGATTTTGTTTTCACCTTCTGTGCTCCCATCACCTTCTCCACACCAGATTGTTTCCGCTTTGATTTCAAGAATCAAATGTGACTTTCCACTTTCATGTTTGTTTGAAGAACTGTATCTCCCTTCAACATAAGCGTGTTTTCCAATCTTTAAACCTTCCGTCTGCTTTTCTTTAACAATTACTGGAAGCAAATCTACGTTTCCACTGGTACGCTTTGCACCAATATAAAATCTTGCGAATTTTTCTCCGTCCTTGAAAAACGTTCCTGGCTGAATGTCCATTATTGCGCCAAATATCTGAACTTCATTCTTATTATTCTTCATCCTCCAATTTCTCCATTTCTTTTACGGAAATCTCATATACACTTTCCGTTTCTTCTCCATTAACATAAACATCACGGCTCATTAACCTGCCAGTTACTTTAATGTAATCATTCCTTTTAACGTCTACCGCCAGATCAGCACCTTTTCCCCATAAAGTACAGCGAGTAAAGTCGGATCTTTCTGAAAAATCTCTTGGAATTGCTACGAAAAGATTTGAAACTTTCCTGTGCGTTACTGGCGTAAGTTTTGCATATGGCTCTTTCGTGCAACTTCTGGCAATAAACTCTACTTCGTTTATATCACCATCCGGAACCTGTTCTTCCAGGATTTCCACTTTATCAGCTGCGATATAATTAACATTGTGGTGCTTATTTGGATTTTTAGAAGTGTCCATGCTTCTGATTGCTCCTGTTACCACAACTTCTTTTCCGTTATAATCATTATCACGTACAATGGGATCTTCTATAACGATTTGGAACATATCTACTGCACCACTTTTACGAATAACTGTCAGCATGAATTTGTAATAATATCTTCCGTAATGTTCGTGGCTGAACACTATTTCCCCGGCTCTACCTGATAATCTTACTTTATTTAATCTTTTCATTTACTTTTCCTCCGTTCCTAATATAATAGGAAGAAACATTATTGAGAATAAGACGGTTGATACGAAGAACACCCCAATAACATCAAATGATGTAAGCATCCATGTAATTGAGAAGATTACTGTAAACATCCCTATCCCCACAAATATTTCTTCTATTGTCTTTACCACCTCTTTCATTTTGTCCTCACTTTCTTCTGGATGTGGTTACTACAAGTGCAGTTGCCAGAATAGCGATAATTACATTTCTTGCCATCAGCTTTTCTTCCAGATCAGCAATGATTTCACTGGAAAGTGGCTGATTTTCGCCATTTTTTTGCATAAAAAGTCCTCCTGTTATATTTTTGTTTGTCAAATACAGGAGGTTGTGTTATAATAATCCTGTATTTAACTAACTCATTCTTAGTTAGATACCGTCCTGGTTGGTGTGACCGCACCTTCCAGGGCAACTTAATCTACTTCTACAAATTTTCCGTCTTTCAACATATAGAAAGTATCTTCTTTAATGTTTTCTCCATCTACTTTTGCTGATTTAATATCTACAATATGATATTCATTATTAATTTCTTTCCACTCAGTCAGAACAATAAAACATCCGATTTTTCCCTTAGCTTTTGATTTAATTCCTGTAGCTAACGCAATGCTTTCTTTTCCTTCGACAATTGCCGCTGACTTATTTCCGGTATTGGTTGCCGCTGAATAATCTCCGGTATTGGTTGCCGCTGAATAATCTCCGGTATTGG